CTGAGTCTTTGCCTGAAGACGGGGGACTTATTTCGGAGACTAAATTTGTGTCGGTAGGGTGGTGTTCATGGGGGTCTTCACTGGGGGGTTCCTGGGGGGTTTCCATAATACTCCTTCTGGTGGGGGGCGGAGATGAAAATTCTTTCCACTCACTGCCTTCTCTAGATTATATTAGAGGTATTACGGAGAAATCAAGTCAGCTGTTTTGGTGTGCGTCTGGTTTGGTACTTGTTTGGTTTTGTGACCCCCTAGGGATGGTGGGGGAAAACGCACTTGCAACTTATAATTAGAAAATCGTGTATGTGAAATTCAATTGATTATAACATTGGGTTATTGAATTTTATAAAGCTTTTTCTCTTATAAAGGATACAAGCTAAAAAAGTCCCCCATCTCCACCTTCCTGCTTAGTTGTTCATGAATTGTTCACCACTTGTGGAATTTAAGGTGGAGCGTCTATAATTCAAGTATGGTCAAGGGCGACAATGCACCAAGTCAGGCTTTTACAGCGAAGCCTGGGTCCAAGCAAATCCCTGGAATGCCTAAGCAGTGCACGGCAACCAATAAGCACACTGGGCGGCGTTGTCACAATGACACGGTCGTCGGGATGCGTGTGTGCCGTCTTCATGGTGGAGCCGCTTCGCAGTCCAAGCGGGCAGCCAAGGTGCGCATTAGCCAGCATGAGGCAGGGGTTGCGCTTCGGAAGCTCGGTGTCCCGGTTACGGCTGAGCCGCGTGAGGTTCTGCTCGACCAAGTGTACCTGGCGAACGGCATGCGCCTTGCTACCATGCAAATGGCCGAGCAGATTGACCCTACGCATTTGTCGCCTACGGCATTAGCCAAGGACCGACATCCGGCTCAAGCAACAGTTGACCTAATGGCGGAGTGGAGCGATAGGGCCGCTAGGGTTTCAAAGATGGCCCTAGATGCTGGTATCGAAGACCGTATGGTGAAGTTGGCTGAGAGGCAAAGCGAAGCCGTCGTCCTAGCCATTCGTACGGTTATCTTCGAACTCGGACTACCCGATGACCAGAAGCAGCTTGCGTTCCAGATTGCCGCGAGGGCGCTACGCGAACTGACTGACTCCACCCCCATCGAGGCAAAGGTGGTAGGGAACGGAAATGGACGAAATCCGTAAGGACGGATTTAACATAAAGCAGGTAGCACTCGTCCTGCTTATGGACAGATATTGTCCTGGTGGCGTATTCGTGGTGACCGAGAAGGACTGGGCTTCATACATGGAGAAGTACCCGAACTCGGGCATTGTGTATGACACGGACGCCGATAAGAGGCAAGTCGTCCTGATTAATGCGCATAATGTGATAACAATGTCGGATGAAGTCGGTCCGGTTCAGTAATGTCTGCTATCTCCCCGTTCTCGGATGGGGCAGCTTTGGCTCGTGCGGCTGATATCCTTGACCCGCCTCCTGACCCCTACTTCGAGCGCTTCGACTTGTGGGTTCTGGACTTCATTCGGTTTGACCCTGGTGAGGAACCGACGGAGTACCAGCTCTGGGAGCTTCGTGAACTCCCGGTTGTCAAGCGCATCTCAGTACGCGGGCCTCATGGCCTGGGTAAGACCACTACAGCTGCCTGGGCAGTCCTAGCATTCGCTCTCACTCGAGAGAAGGCTCACAAGGATTGGAAGGCGCCAACCACCGCATCCGTTTGGCGTCAGCTGACAAAGTTCCTTTGGCCTGAGATTCACAAGTGGGCTAGGAGGATACTGTGGGACAAGCTAGGTTGGCGGGGGCCGTTCAACGAACGGACCGAGTTGCTCAAGCTGAACCTCAACCTGGTTTGGGGCCAAGCATTTGCCTTGGCGTCCGATACACCCGAAGCCATCGAAGGCGTTCATGCCGACCAAGTGCTGTACATCTACGACGAGGCCAAGGCCATCGACGCTGAGGTCTACGATGCGACAGAGGGTGCCTTTGCCGGAGCCGGTGAGAGTACAGGTAAGGTTGCCTTTGCGATGGCGAACTCGACACCGGGGCCGACCTCGGGACGGTTCCACGATATCCACATGCGCAAGGCGGGCTATCGGGATTGGACCTGTCGGCATGTAACACTCGAGGAGGCTATTGCCTCGCGGCGTATTTCTCAGGAGTGGGCGGATGCACGCAAGTTGCAGTGGGGCGACAGGTCCGGTGTTTACCAGAACCGCGTTCTCGGCCACTTCGCGTCGGATGATGAGAATGCAGTTATCCCACTGTCGTGGGTTGAGGAAGCAGTACTTCGGTGGGAGGACCAGTCCGTTAGTCCCCCTGATTTCACTTGCCTCGGGGTGGACGTTGCGCGAAGCGGATTGGACAAAACAGTCTTGGCACATCGCCATGACCTTGTCATTACCGAGCTGAACAAGTACACTCGCATGGATACGATGGAGACGACAGGATGCGTAGCGGGAGTTCTTCGGAACAAGGGCGGCTATGCCATGGTCGACGTAATCGGTATCGGGGCAGGCGTCGTAGACAGGCTCCGCGAACTCGGGTTCGAAACGTACGCATTCAACGCGGGGCTACACACGGATGTAACGGATGTGTCTGGCGAATTGGAGTTCCTGAACACAAGGTCAGCTGCATGGTGGAATACCCGTGAGCTGCTTAACCCTGCGCACAAGTTGCCGACAGCAATTCCGGACGATGACGACTTGATAGGGGACCTAACAACCCCGCACTGGCGAACAACTAGCGCTGGCAAGATTCAGGTAGAGTCGAAGGACGATATCCGGAAGCGCATCGGTCGAAGCACAGATGCCGGAGACGCAGTTGTTCAGTCCTTCTGGCCCACTGACGTTGGCGGGGTTGAGGTTGTCATGAGCGACTTCGACGATGTTCACATCAGTCCGTACTGACGAGGGGACCAACAAATGACACTCGTGGCTGAGAGCGGAAACGGTCGGGGTCGTCTTGGCGGACTTCAGCGATTGACGCGTACTGAGCTACGCGAAGTGGTTGCCGGACAGTACATGAATGAGACTCTCCTGCTGGAACGGTTGGACGAGCTTGAGCTTGAGCTGGAGGATGCCAGCTGGATTCGCCAGATGTCCCAGGCCGAACAGGAGTTCTCAGCCAGCGGGCTTCAGCGCCTCATTCAACTGAGTCGGTTGATGACGCTCAAGAACCCCCTTATCGACCACGCTGTTCATATCCAGGCAAACTACGTTTGGGCCCGAGGGGCTACTTTCACCGCCCCCAATGAGCAGGTGAACGACATTGTTCAGGGCTTCCTGAATGACCGGAATAACCTGGCGGAGTTCACGTCACATGATGCCAGAGTGGGCAAGGAAGTCCAAGTTCAAATTGAGGGCAACCTGTTCTTCGTCCTTTGGACGGATACTGAGACTGCTCATGTGACAGTTCGTACTATTCCGGTAAACGAAATCTTGGCTGACGACGGTATCATCTACAATCCGGAGGATGACCGCGAAGTCTGGTTCTATAAGCGCCGGTACCACACCAAGGTGTTTGACTTCACAACCGGCCAGTACAAGAAGAAGCGGGTTACAACTTACTACCCCGACTGGCGTTACTTGCTCAAGGTCGAGGAAGAGGACCTTGATGTCGTCGATGTCATCGGGGCTTCTGGCTCAGAGCACTTCGGCAATGTCGAGTGGGCTGCACCTGTCTATCACCTGAAGACGGGCGGGCTCCCAAACTGGCGATTCGGGGCACCGGAAAAGTACAGCGCGTTTGCGTGGGCAAAGGCAGTCACCCGAGACCTTGAGGACTACGCAACCCTGCGGAGAGCTTTAGCTCGCTGGGCATGGTCACTTACTGTCCGCGGAACTAACTCTGTTAAGGATGCCAAGACGCGTCTCGGGACCACTCGGACATGGGATAGTCCGAGCGAGGGAAACCCTCCGCCAGTCGCAGGGTCGACGTTCATTAACAAGCGACTCCCGGATGGCACTAGGACAGCAGACCTAGAACCTATCCGAACAGCAGGAGCTGCTCCGAACCCCGAGGAGGGGCGTCGACTCTGGTTGCTGGTTAGTGCGGGGACAGGTATCCCAGAAACCATCCTTGCGGGCAATGCCGAAGCAGGTAATCTGGCGACAGCGAAGACACTGGACAGGCCCACCGAACTACAGATGCAGAACCGGCAGACATTGTGGGCAGATACGTTCCGTGATATCCTGGGGTACGTTATCTCCAGGACGAAGACGATGACCAACAAGATTCCGGACACCATCGACGTCCAAATCCGGAAGATTAACCCCGAGACCAGGGAGGAAACGGTCGAGTCTGAGACGCAGGAAATTGACCTCTCAGTCGCCGTGGAATTCCCGTCCATCTTGGAACGTGAGGTTGCACAGCAGGTCACCGCCATCATCGACGCAGCTACGCTGGGCGGAAAGAAGGCAGCCCAGACAATGCCGGACCGCATCCTCGTGGACCTGTTGCTCCGCGCCCTCGGGCTAAACGAGGAAGTAGGCAACATCCTCGAAGAGATGTTCCCTGACGGCTCAATGTGGTTTGCTACTGATACCGAACCCGAAGAGCAGGTCGTCGGCGAAGGAGCCGAAGGGACCCTAGAGGAAGAAACCGCTGAACTCGAACTCCCGGACCTCAGTGACCTAACCGAATCTGGTTTCCGCCAGGGCCTAAAGGCCTTCCGTGAAGCGCTCCTCGAGCCTGCCCCCATGAGGTCGCGAACGAAGAAGGTCCGGGTCCGAAAGGCTTAACCGGTGCCGTATAGCATTGCCCGGTCACGTACCTGTCCGGTCAGTAAGCCCTGGGCTGTAATGCGTACCGGGACAATGCGCCGTATGGGATGTCACCCGACCCGGCACGCAGCGATGAACCAGGTGAGTGCACTCCATGTAAACGAGGCACTCCAGCTTGTCCATGAGGTGGAAACCCATCTTCATGTCAAGGACCCAACGGTAGCTGAAGCCCAGTTGCTCCTGGAAGTCCTGGATAGACGCAGGAAAGTTAGGGCAACAGACCCGCTCGAACCCTCGCTTACCAAGACGGCCCAGGCATTCCTTGACACTGCTCGGAAGGGTATTGTCAAGGAGATGGAACGTATCCTGAAGCGGGATAAGAAGGTACTGGAACAGTACCATGCATACCTAATCCTCAAAATCAGGGTCGCCCAGCGGCTCTTCGCTGCGGCTAAAGACGAAGCCGAACTTCAGGAATCTACTATTGAGGTTGAGCATCAGCGTTTGTCCCAGGATTGGTTCCGAGACCCTGAGACCGGAGGCGGACTTGACGCCTTCGGACTTGATGCTCTCTCACGCCAGGACTTCGGGACCCTAACCTTCGACTACCAGTCGTCAGCCGAAGACGACATCGAAGATGAACTGGTAGATGAACAGGCTCGTCAGGCACGTCTTGAGAAGTGGGAACGCTATTGGGACGATAAGTCCTTTGAGGCCGTTAATGCGTGGATTGAAAACGTTATGGGTGTAGCGCCTGGGCAAGGTCCAATTTACGGGCTAGGTATGGGCCTTATCGACCAGGGCGGGAAAGCTTACGATAGTGCGAGTAAGTCGACGGCGAAGGACTTGGGTCTCTCCCCGACGCCGTTTGGCCTGCCTAACCCACGTGCAGTTGGATGGATGTCCCAATATGCTGCAGACACCGTAACCGGCCTGAACAATGCAACACGGGACCTCTTGCGTGAGGAACTAACTGCGGGGATATCAAACGGCTTTGCGTGGTCAACCATGCGCAATTCGCTCAAGGACACATTCGGGTTTTCCCGTGACCGGGCACAGATGATTGCGGTAACCGAACTGGCGTATGCCTATGAGCAGGGTAATGCACAGCCCATTGAGGCGATGGAAGCCTTGGGCCTCGTGATGGAGAAGTCCTGGTTAACAGTCAGCGATAACCGGGTTGACCCAATATGTGCAGCGAACCAGGCGCAGGGATGGATTCTGAACGCTCAGGCGTTTACGTCGACTCACGGGATGCCGCCTGCTCACCCGAACTGTCGGTGTACAACGCTATACCAGCGACAGAAGGCTCCGTGTTCAGAGGGCGTTCCTATTCAGGAGTCTTTCAGACTCCTCGAGGCAGTAACAGTCTGCAAGATTCCACTGGCCCAGGTAACGGCAAAAGCGGGCACCAAAAAGGCACAAGCGCAGGAGCTATTCCTGCAGGGTAAAGACACCAAGACGATTGCGGCCGAGATGGGAATGTCTTACCAGCAGGCTTACCAATACACCAAGGACTTGAAGGGTCAGGGTCCGCAAGTCCCGAGTCCCCTCAAAATTCTTACCGGGCCAGAGCCAGAGCCAACTGCTCCTACTCCTGCAACAACGGTTGCAGCGGTAACACCTCCGACGAAAGCAAGCCAACTAGCTTCTACCCTGGGTCCGAAGGCGTACACTACAAGCTACGGACAGACCATTACCACACCTGAGGAGGCATACCAGCTTTACCAGGCACACTTAATTGGCAGCGAAGAGCTGGTTGCTGCCAACAAGAAGCTCGGTGTTGCAACTCCTGTCCTCCCTGGACAAGTCCCAACTACAACCGGTGCAGTAATAGATGATGTTCCGAACTGGGGGAAGGTCCAGGTTGTATCGGTTAACCCGGATGGGTCTGTTGTCGTAAGCGCCCTGAATTACGGGGGGGCTGAGATAGTCTTACCACCGGGTGCCCTATTGCCGAAACCGAAACCGAAACCGAAACCGGTGTTCGTACCGGTGACTACGGGCCCCCGAACCGGCAGTGCTACACCTGCACCAATTCCGAATGTCGGGATTTCCTCAGGCCCACTCAAGTTGCCGCCAGTAACTGCAGGAACTGCGGCGCAGGACTTCGACCTCACGCGGAAGGTAATCAACGGTTCGGACGACTCAACGCAGGGCTGGGGGCGGGCAGACGCCAGTGCGTACAAAGCACAGGTTGCGAAGAACTTGGCAGAGGAAGTTATACGTCGGATACCCCTTGATACGTACAAGAAGTCGAGCTGGGCAACACGGACAACATGGTCCGTCGGTGCAGTTCCTTCCGGGAAAGACTGGGAACGCGGTTCGGCGAACTTTGTACAACAGGTAACGAGTGCAGTCGTTAAGACGTGGGCATCGACATCTTGGGATACTCACCCTCTTTCAATTCAGTTCCAGCGTGCTGTTCAGGAGGAATTCGGACTCCCTCCGTTGCCTTCTGGGCGCTTAACCGGTGAGACACAGGACCTATGGAACGGAAAGGTCACGGCGTTTACCCAGGCTGCATTCGGGGTCGGAGACTTTTCGGATGACGACCGAGCCGTTCTTCGGGTCATTGCAAGGGCTATGTATGACCAGACACAGGCTGAACTAAAGCGTTTAGGTATTAAGACCCTTCCCGTAAAGCGTGGAAGCAGCGGCAAACGCGGTGTTAAGAGCGGTAATACCATTCGTGTTACAAGCAACCCTGCCTCTTCTTGGTCGCTTAACCGGGAGATTGCTGCTATCTTTGCTAGTTCGAACAACGGTGTTGTACACCATTCCAATGTCCCGGCCGAACGAATCTTGTCCTTTCCCCGTACCGGGTCAGGATGTTTGGATGAAGAAGAGCTTGTTGTCTTGGGCGGCGGCGAGTTCAAGGCTTATGTAACATCACGATGACAGACAACGTCGAAGTAACAGTTGACATCGACGACAGTGTTGATAACCAAGACTGGACAAAACAGTCATGGGACCTCTCGACGGACTGGAGCGGGTTTCTGGCTGACATCCGGACCTTTGGGGCTACACCCAAAGATGCTTTCCTGAACTTCATGAAGCTTCCTGCTGGTCAGGCTATTCCGCGGAATCTGTTCGAGCGGGCAGTTAAGGAGTTCGGTATTGGCAATGAGTGAAAAAACGAAGGCGGAGGCCAGTCAAGAAGATGGTGTACTAGTTTGTAGTAAGTGGCGTAAGTGCTGCTGTCAACGAGCTGATGACGGACATTGTTGGGGATGCGGCCAGTCTGAAACTGTCCATGTGAACCCCCGGGACGAAGAGAAAGAGGTAGTCTTAGATGGAAGCCATTGACGTTACTCCGGAAAACATCACCTTCGCTGTAATGCTTACGGCAGCTGGAACAGGAATTGCGGCTGCTATCATTACCGGGCTGGTGACTCTTATTGGGCGGGTGTTCCCGCTACTGCTGGAGAGAATCACGGGTGCCGTTCTGGCATTTGCGTTATCCCTCGCCCTGTATATCGTCACTGGAATTGCCGTCGGTGTAGATTCTCTTGATGAGGGTCTTGTCATCTTTGTGGCCTGGCTTTCCTGTGCTAGTGCATCCGTAGGTGTACATCAGATAGTTGCCAAGGGTGCACTATTCACGGAACCACCCAAAGAGCCCTAAAGTGGGTCGGCCTTCACCGTTGGACGACACCTTAGTTGTGTCAAACCTGTGTTCTGCATGATAATCAAAGAGATGCAAGTATACGCGACGAACCAACTTGGTTCCTTCCCCCGAGGGAGGTGACGGATGGAGTTCTTCATTACTCTCCAGGAGGTAGGTCGCGTCCTCTCCTCACGCAACGAGAAGGCTCTGCGTTCGGCTGTCGATGTCATCAATACTATCCTTTCCCGGCTGGAGAAGGGTGAAGTTGAACAGGCAGTTGCCGAGAAGCGAGTGGCTGAGGCCCTCCGTGAAGCTGCAGAGATGTCCTTTGATGACACGCGCACGTTGGTCTCCGGTGCTGTCCGGACCAAGTACCCCTCGACGTCGCCTGACCTCGGGGGGCCTTATATCCAGGATATCTTCGACGACTTCGTGGTCTACCGAGACAGTGCGACCAACGACCTGTTTAAGGTTGGCTACGTCGTCACGGATGGTGCGGTTACACTGGGTGATACCCAGAAGGTCATTGAGCGGCGGGACTACGTTCCTGTCCAGGAGAGTTTCCGGGAGACGGAGATTCCTCTCGAGGAGGGAGTTATCCCTCTGGTTGAGAAGGCAGTCCGTCCTGACGGGACAATTCCGGTTCGGGTTGTAAAGCCCGGATGGGGTAATTCAGGCTACTACGACGCAGCCCTCCTGAAGCGAGAAGCTAACAAGGCATTCCCGCCAGGAACCAAGATGTACTGGGACCATCCGACAGAGCGTGAGGAGCGGGAACGCCCTGAGCGTTCACTTCGGGACTTGGCAGCTGAGACTATTGGGCCTCCTGTGTACCAGGAGAATGGGCCAGTCGGTCCTGGTGTCTACACCAATGCTAAGGTGTTCGGTGCATACCGGGATGCAATTGACGAACTCGCACCGCACATCGGTGTGAGCCTTCGTGCCTACGGCAAAGCTAAGCATGGAGAAAGGGAGGGACGAAAAGGACCGATTGTCGAAAGCTTCCTCGGGCCGGCAGCTTCCGTCGACTTCGTAACCACTGCAGGGGCAGGAGGCGAAGTCCTCAGTCTGTTCGAGGCCAAACGCGGACGGAATTTCAACCCTATCCAGGAGGAAGACGACGAAGTGAGTCAGGAGCAGTTGCAGGAAGCGCAGCGGCTCCAGCAGGAGGCCGAAGCGAAGGCGGAGGCTGAGTCCAAGAAGACTCGGCGACTGCAGGAGCACCTGGCTATCCGCGATGCAAGGGACCACGCGACGGAGCTGTTTGCCTCTGACAAGGCGAAGGGGCTTCCGGAGGTCACGCGCACTCGCCTGCTGGAGTCGGTTGCCGACCACGTTACGCTTACGGATGCAGGCGAGCTGGATGTCGCCAAGTTCGAGGAAGCGTTCGGCAAGGTTGTCCAAGACGAACTCACCTATATCAAGGCGCTGACCGGAAGTACCGGACGGCGCACAGGAACACCGCGCGGGATGGGAACATCACTCAGCGAGGGGTTCCGAACGACAGCTGCAGCCTCCGATGAGGGTGGCGACGATGGTGACATCGATGCCAAGCTTGAGGAAGGCTTCAAGCGTCTCGGCCTTTCCGAATCTGCAGCCAAGCATGCTGCGGTGGGGAGGAACTAACCGATGGCTGGTAACCAGATTTACGATGATGCGGTTTCGCTGAGCCTGCCCGTTCCAGTCGGCGCAGTTTCAGGCGACCCAGTTGTCGTGGGGAAGATGCCTGGTGTTCTGCTCACTGACCGTGATGCGGTAACACTTGAGGCGACGGTGTTCATGGGAGGAGCCTTCACCCTCTCAGTCATCGGTCAGAATGATGCCGGGAACTCTGCAGTTGCTATCGGCGACGCGTTGTTCTACGACGGAACGAACATCGACAAGAAGGAATCGGGCGAGTTCTTCGGCTGGGCTCTCGGAGCCGTCAATGCCGGTGCAACTACGGCGATTCCGGTCAAGATTGCTTCGGCAGGTGATGCACGCACAGCGGGTGTCATTCCAGCCGGGTCAATCGGCAAGGCTGAACTTGCCGGCGGATTCCTGAAGGTTGCTCTTGCTGCAGGTACTGCCGCTGCGACAGATGTCGCAGTTGCTGGCATTGCAGTCGGGGACGAACTCGTGTTCGTCGGGGCCTTCGCAACGGCGGCAGCCATCGCAACGCTTGCCGACCGTACTTCCGAGTACGCCATTATAGCCGGCAACCTGGATAAGGCTGCAGGCACAGATGAGACGAACAACCAGCTCGTCATCATCTACCTCGACCTGACGTAAGGGGTGATGAGAGATGCCGAACGGTAGCTGGGACCAGCTGGCGCTCGAGGAATCGCTCGACGCCGACAGCCGAAGGGTCCAGGAAATCTTCAATCGCGACGGCGGTGGTGACGGAATGCGCACCAACATCCTCCGGCGCGACCCGAACTACAAGCTCAAGCTCCTTGAGGCAATGACGCTCGTTGAGCGTGTTGCCCGAGGTGAGAGGCGTGGTATTCTCCTCTTTGAGGAGGCCATGACTTCTAGTGACTTCCCGCTCCTGTTTGGTGACATCCTGGAGCGTGAGACACTAGCCATCTACCGCCAGATTCCATCCAACTGGGACCGGCTCATTCAGACCCGGGAGGTTAACTCCTTCCGGCTCCAGCAGGTTCGGTACCCACTCTCCGGGACCCAGTCTCAGCTCGCTCGTGTTGAGGAGCGGGAAGAGTATCCGGAGGCCAGCCTCTCTGAGACCGCACCGTTCACGTACCGCGTGTACAAGTACGGACGGCGGTTTGCCATGAGCTGGGAAACCTTCATCAACGATGAGCAGGGTGAGTTCTTGGACCTCCCGGGACTGCTGGCCTTGGCGGCCCGCCGAACCGAGATGTACCAGGCACTGGCTCTCTTCCTGGATGCGAACGGGCCGCATGCCTCCGCATTCACAGCCGGAAACACCAACATCATCAACATTGCTAACGGGGCAATTGCGGACAATCCGCCGCTTGCCCTTGCCGGTCTCCAGGATGGACTCCTTGTCCTGGGGAACCAGGTCGACGAGTATGGCGAGCCGATTGCATTCGACATCGTCTACCTCGTGGTCCCGCCGGCGCTGGAAATCACGGCTCGGAACATCCTGAATGCTACCGAGCTGGAGATTGGCCTCGTTGGCCAGGGGTCCAACGCAGCAGCTCTCACCGAGAACCGCATTCGGACCCTGAACTGGATGAAGAACCGCGTCCAGCTGGAGGTCATGCCTCACATCCCGCTTGTCGCAACAGCGGCTAACGGGAACACTTCATGGTTCCTGTTCGGTTCGGTTCAGGCAGAAGCGCAGGGGACTGCACGACAGTTCGGTCGTCTGGCCTTCCTCCGTGGACGCCGTGAGCCGGAAATCTTCATGAAGGCCAGCAACGCTGTCCGCGTGGGCGGCGGTCCTGCTGGACCTGAGGAAGGTGACTTCGACACCGATTCCCGTCAATGGAAGGTTCGACATGTTCTCGGGGCAACTCGTATCGACCCCCGAGCTGCCGTTTCCTCCAACGGGTCCGGTTCCTAAGGAGGACAGCATGGCGCCGAAGAAGCGCGATACCTGGTGGGGACTTTTCACCCCAGGTAGCGAGAAGGCAATTGTCCTCATGGCCGATGGAGATGCTGCTCAGCAACTCCGAAAGACCAAGTATCCTGGTGGTGTAGTTCGACCCGTTCAGGTTAGCGTACCTACGGCACCGGACGACATCAGGGCCCAGTTGGGTCTCCCCGAAGCTGCACCTGAGGAGACCTAAAGGGGAAGGAAAGCCTGGGGCTGGACGAGTGCGGTCGTTACAGCCCCAGGGACCTTCCCCCCTAGGAACAGACCATGACGTGGTCCTACGACGTTGCACTTGACTCCGGCAAGGTTCGTGTCCTTGCTCGAGAATCTACGCAGGCAACTTCTGTCTTCCAGGATGAGGAAATCGATGCCTTCCTCGGCCTGGAAGCCAATGATGTCTTCAACGCAGCTGCGCTTGCGCTGGATACCATTGCTTCGAACGAAGTCCTGCTTCAGAAGAAGATTGAGCTGACCGGGATTACGACAGATGGTCCGGCAGTTGCAGCCTCACTTCGTGCCTCTGCCCAGGTCCTTCGACTGCGCAGTGCTGCATTGGCCGGTAGCGGAACAGATGATGATGCACTGTTCGGGTGGGATTGGGCTGAACAAGGCCTGACTGACTTTAACAGGTGGGAGCGCATGTATCACGAGTGGCTAAGGGACGTCAATGCCTAGTACCATTGAGCGTATCCGAGAGGCCCTTGCTCCGACAGTTGTTAGTCTAACTAATGACTTCTACCCCAACCTGGTGTCCTTTAAGCGCCGGGTAAACAACTCGCTTCCTTCAGGGGCTCCCACCTACTCATGGGATTACGATACCGCTTTGGGGCACCTTCGGGCGCTCATTCTTCCGGCAACACAATACCTCGAACAGACTGCCGCAGCTGGGTTCGGTGGCGGGACCAGAGGTCTGACCATTATAAGCGGAGACTTCATCGTCTCACTTGGGTCATACCATGGGACAATTGACACGTCCATGAAGATGGAAGACCATGCCGATGGCGTCGAGTACGATGTGGTCGGTACTCAGACTGACCCGCTTCGCCTGGCGATGCAGGTCCAGGTTCGTCGTACAGACCCGAATGCTGACCACTGATGACTACTTCAGGGGTTACCATCATCGGGCTCCCGGAGCTAAAGGGACAGCTCAACCAACTAACGGCTGATATGCAAGGTCCAGTTGTCGAAGCTGCTGTCATGGCTGGAGCCCTTCCAATCCAGAATCGTTGGAAGGAGCTTACTCCCTTCTTAACCGGAACGTATCGGCGGTCAATTCACACGGAAGCTGAGAGAGATGCCGAGGGTGCGTGGGCTGTTGTTGGAACAGATATCACCGACCCGCCTTACCCTGTCTACCTCGAGTTCGGAACCGCTCACATGGGGGCGCAGCCCTCTATGCGCCCAGCCTATGACGAGATGCAGGGTGCTGCAGTTCAGGAAGTAACTGATGTCCTGAACGAGTTGCTCGTTCGTTATGGGGGCAAATAATGTATCTGCTGGTACAGGGCATTCAGACCGAGTTTGCGAACTTGTTCCCTGGCGGGGTAATCCCCAAGAAGCTTGGGGAGAGTCCGACGCTTCCTGCAATGACATACCAACTTATCTCCTCCCCCAATGAGGATGTCACCATGAACGGGCCTTCCGGCCTAGTTCTAAACGAACGGTGGCAGTTCACTATCTGGGCGAAGACTTACGATGAAGTCGTCCAGCTTTCTGATGTCTTCCGCGTACGCGTTAACGGCATCAAGGGGTACTGGGGTTCAGTTGCCGTAGTGACTCGGAAGGATGATGAGCGCGACGACCGGGACGAAAAGACCGGACTAGAACGGCGCGACATCGACGTCTTCGTAACGTACAACAGATGAGCAACAGGAGGAGGCGGCGGATGACTGAACCAGACCAGAGTGTCTCGGAACCGGAGGTTGTAGCAGAGGCTTCTGCTGCACCCGAACCAGAAGCTGCAGTTACACCGGAGCCGCAGGTTGTACCGGAACCAGAGCCCGAGCCTGCGCCTGAGTACGGACAGTACCATGTGGGTTTCTGGAATGCACTTCCGAACTACGGATGCCCACATTGTGGATTCTTCACCATTGACGGTACTGCTGAGATGCAGAAGCACATCGACAAGGTGCATCCTGGAGCACCAGAAGCGACCAAGGTAGAACTCTTCCACCCAACGTTCCTTGGTCCTGATGGGAAACCCCTAAGAATGGAGGAATGAAAAGTTGGCACGAACTGTAGTAGCACCCCAGAGCATCCTTGGTCCGTATCCGACATTGCCGGTTACGGCCAATGCGCTCGACATTGCCTTTACGGCTCCAGCAGTTGCGGCAGATGGGATTTCGTTCCCGCTAACGGGACATGAGGTTCTTCTTGCACGCAACGTAGCAGTGGGGGCACAAACCATCACCATCCAGTCTGCACCTGATAGTCGGGGTCGGTCAGGCGACATCACAACATACTCCATTGGAGCCGGAGAGTTTATTGCATTCGATGCAAGGGCCCAGGAGGGTTGGCGCCAGTCAGACGGCAGCTTCTATGCCGTTATGTCAACAGTAGACGTCGAAGTCGCAATCCTTCGACTGTCGAACTAAGGGAGGAACGGAACCTTGGCAACTGCTGCCTTCGGGACACTTATGCAAATCGGCGATGGTGCAGGCCCGGAGAACTTCACGACCATCGCCGAAGTTAAGGACATCACTCCTCCACCGCTGACCCGAGACACGGTTGATGTGACCCACCACACGTCAGCGGGTGGCTGGGAGCAGGTTGTTGCAACCATCAAGCGCTCAGGAGTCCTGACGTTCGAAGCCAACTGGATTCCGAGCCACGCAACGCAGTCCTTTGCTGCGGGCTTGGGCCTCGACTTCAACAACGGAACCCTTCGCAACTTCAAGATAGTGTTCCCTACCGGAAACAGCTGGATTCTTCCGGGGCTCGTCGTGGGGTTTAACCCCGCAGCGACTGTTGGTGGTGTTCTTGGCCTAAGCATCTCCATCAAGGTTTCTGGCCAGCCGACCCTGGCATAAGGGTAGAAAGGAAAGCAGGTACCGCACATGTCTGCTACCAAGACGCCGCCTCCCGAGAAGAAGTCCGTGGTTCGGATTCTCAGCCGCGATGCTATCCTGGGTGCCCAGGACGTTGTTACGGAAGTCGTTGACATCCCTGAATGGGGAGGTCAGGTGTACGTCCGTGGGCTTACTGGCACTGAGCGCGACCGGTTCGAGTCATCCATTACGGACCAGTCTGACCCAAAGAGGGCGAAGGTAAACCTTCGGAACTTCCGTGCCAAGCTGGTTGTTCTCTCTACTTACGATGCTGACGGGAACCGCCTCTTTGCAGAGGCAGACCTCCTAGCACTCGGACAGAAGAGCGCAGCTGCCCTCCAACGAATCTTCAAGGTTGCCCAGCGCCTGTCAGGAATGTCAGATGAAGATGTTGAGGAACTGGCCGGAGGTTTAAAAGACGACCAGAGCGGCGGTTTTGGTTCCGACTAGCTCTGGCTCTCGGACACCCATCCGTCGCTGCTACACTAGAGGCAATAAACTCGCGGGAGTTCGCTGAATGGGTCGAGTTCGACAAGCTGGAACCAATTGATGGGCCAGCGCGCATCGAACGGATGCTTGCCGAACACATGGCTCTGACTGCCAACTTGAACAGGCGGCGTGAACTTGACCCGTTCTACACCGCCAAGGACTTTCTGCCCAGGTGGGACTGGGAGCCGATGTCCCCTGAGAACCAGTTCGAATTGGTTGTAGCCCTTAATGCTGCCTTCGGCGGACGTGACCTGCGTCCCAAGGATGAGGACCCGATAAACTAAGATGGGCTCCGGAGGTACCCTCAAGTCGCTGCTCATACGCATCGGAATGGATACTTCCGGTGTTGCTAAAGGTGTGCAGCAAACCCAGGGGATGCTTAGCGGCATAACAGGCACAGGACAGCAGGTCAACCAGGTCTTTGGTCCGCAGTTCCGTTCAGCCGTTACCGGGGCTATTAATTCCGCTGTACAGTTCGAAGACCAACTTCGGACCATTAACACCGTAGCAGGTCTTAGCGATGATGCCCTTGGCAAGGTCGGAGATGACATTCAGCAACTAGCCCGTGACACCGGGAAGAGTACTGACGACCTAACCCAGGGATTCTATGACCTCGTCTCTGCAGGTATTCCCGTCGAAAAGGCGATTAGCACACTCCGCGAGTCTGCCAAGTTTGCAACTGGCGGCTTGGGCTCCGTTGGTGAGTCAGTCGACCTGGTTACGTCAGTCCTCAATGCCTATGGCATGTCGGCTGATAATGCGGGTAAGGTTACAGACGTCTTTGCCAAGGCCGTTGCAGACGGCAAGGTAACCGTCTCTGAGCTTGGTGGCTCCATAGCCCAGATTGCTCCTATTGCTGCAAGTGCGGGCGTCTCTATGGAAGAGGTGTCTGCGGCCTTCGGTATCATGACAGCAAAGGGTGAACCGGCTCGTAGCGTTGCGACCAAGATGCGGGCTGCAATTTCGGCCCTCTTGGTTCCCAACGAAGCCCTGAACAAGATTCAGGAACAGACCGGGATTAACTTTGCGGCACTGATGAAGGCCGAAGGTGTGTCGGTTGCACTCGATACCTTGCTTCGGTCTGTCAATGGAGACACTGAAGCCTTCGGTAAGGCTGTCGGGTCAGTTGATGCATACCAGTTCGCCCTTGCGTCTACCGGGGAAAATGCTGCAGCGTTCGCTGCTCAGGTTGTGGAAACCCAGGGCGTCGTGGGGCTTGCAACGGCCCAGTACGAGGAGAAGTCCAAGTCTACTCTGGAACAGGGACGCCGGTTCCAGGCCTGGATTCAGACTATGCTCCAGGACGTTGGGTCCCTAGGTATGTCCTTCGGACCGCTCATTATGGGCATTCAGGCTCTCGGACCAGCGTTCGATGTAGCACTCGGGGCGGGCAAGGGTCTGTTCGGGTTATTCAGGCGCGGATTTGTTAGCCTTGCCGCAGCAGTTCCGGGGCTCATGAGTGGTGTTGTTACCAAGATAACAGCTACACTGGCAGGCTCCTCAGTTGCCCAAGGTCTGGTTTCCTCACTTACCGGAAGCCGTGCTGCCGGCGCAGTGCAGTCTGCTGGGTCAGTACTCGGCGGAAGGTTCGGACTGGCCTTTAAGGTTGCGGCTATTGCTGGGATTGCACTCTTGTGGGTAGAGGTCTGGAACCAGTGGAATAAATTCCAGACAACGGTCTCCGATGCACAGGCCAAGCTTCAGACGCAGGCAACGGGTGCGCTAACGCAGTCCGGGTCAGAAGCGATTGCTAACATGGAAAAGCTTACCGGGCACCTGCACGACATTGAGGGGTTCGACCGGATACTTGCCGATACCTTTGGTGGACAGCAGGAGGTTGAGGGTCTTCGTAACCTGGCCCTGGCCATCAAGAATGAGGCACAACTAACTGCGCCGCAGATTGCAAAGGCCTTGGACCTTCTGACCCTTGCTTCCCAGGAAGCTTTGGCTCGCGGTAATACTACCATTGCGGCAGAGATTGATGCCGTAGCGACTGACCTTAAGACCAGAACACCGGCTATCGCCGAAGCAGTAAACGCAGCTTACGGCTCGCTACCGTCCGAACCCCCGAAGATTCCGACTATCGAGGTTCCTGCCGGAGATATAATCAAGGTCAAGGAGGACAATACACTTCGGTCTACGCTGGGCCGAATGGCTACAGGTGCCGGCAGGTATATGGTAAACCGCCTGGCGAAGGAAGTCGGCGAAATCGGTCCCTCTCTTCGCGATGCAGTTAGGTCGGCTAGGGACGAAGTCCAGCAGGCTATGCAGGACCTTCGGTGGGCGATAGAGCACCCGATGAAGCGCGCTAAGCAGATTGCCTGGCTTGAGGGGAAGTTAACTGGGCAAAACCTGGCACGTGCCTTGGGCTCCCAAAAGCAGTCTGTTCACGAAGAAGGAATTCGGACTCAGGCACTCATCATCCAGGAGTGGGAAGCCCTTGCAGGGAAGTCCTGGGACTACGGACAATCCGTTGCAACGAACCTTGCACGTGGTATTAAGAACAAGAAGCGTGAGCCAATTAATGCAGCTCGCGACACGAAGAAGGCTGCTACAGACCAGCTTGCCAGCGCAGCAGATGCTGCTACAACGGCCGGCCAGAATACTGCTAGCGGATTCGCCGCAGGGATTCTCTCGAACATCGGAAGCGTCATCTCAGCAGCGCAGAGAATAGCCCAAGCGATTGCTGACAATACGAAGCCCGGAAGCCCAACGAAGTCAGGTCCTCTGTCGAAGGATGGGGGCATCGAGCGCTGGGCCCGCAAGCACGTTCAGCTGTTTAACAAGGGCCTCGGCGAAGAGCCCGTCGACCCGGGTGCAATCTTCCGACGAGTTGGACAAGGTCCAGGTGACCGACAGAGAACCTTTGCTCCTCCCCCAGGGGGAAACGGCCGAGGTGGAGGAGATGAGGTTCATATTCACGTTGGGACACTGATTGCAGACGACCGAGGCCTCGATGAACTTCAGCGTCGAATCGAGCGCCGCCGCAAGATGCGCAGCCGGGGTGCTATGCGCTACGGAGACACTAACTAATGTCCCTATGTACTGTCTGTAACTGGACGCGGCACGATGTGTCTGTGCACGGGCGTCTCTGCCCCAATGGCCATGCGCTCGAAGTGGTCGGGACATATACGCTCGGACAGCCGTACCCCGTGTGTCGTGCCTGTCAGCGTGCAGCATACAAGCGCTACCGCGACCGGAACCTAGAGCGCGAGCGAGAGCGAGTCCGACGCTATCAGATGAGGGTCCGACGAACGCATAGGGGCGGGAGGCGGACCCCGGCAGGGGTGAGGGGTGCTGGGGCATCCCTCACCGCTAAGGTAGCCTGATGCCCTACCCCAGCCGCGGTGAATGGGCCTTTCGCAATGTACACCGAGAGTTCATGTTCACGGCGACGTTGGACACCATCCAGATTACGCAGGAATGGCCTGATATGGTGGCTACGTTCTCGTGCGAGGTCGTCGACCAGGGCCAGGGCTGGGAGTTCGTTGAGGAGGACGAGGTCAGAGCTACCTTCCGAGATGAGCGCATCTTCGCCGGGCACCTGAGCATTGTTACTGAGGACCGCACCGATGAATCCGGTCCTCGTAAGTGGGTTCTGGAGGCACAGGACTATACTGCTAAGCTTGGTGATGCTATCATCCGGCAACGCGAACACCGAAAGAAGGAGCGGGCCATCCGGCGCATCCGCTGGATTGTGGGTTACCTCGGCCATGCATGGCACATCGACGACCACGAATACGACGTACCCGATGAGGACGTGGAGCGTCAGGATATGTACGGAATGACTGTGGCTGAAGCGCTCGACTCTGTTATCAACGAGGTAGGGCTGCGGCCGGCATGGATAGACCTCGACAACAAGCTCTGGGTCGTCAATGCTGCACATACGGTTGCGGCGCCCTTCGACCTTAACAACGAAGCTCCTGACTTCGTAGATTCATTCCCCTTCCGCGAGTTCACCTACCGGCGCGACGGTCTGTCACGTGCGAACGCAATCCTCGTGGAGCCGGAGAAGCGCTCCGAGTCCCGCTGGGCCGTGTCCGAGGCCAACATCGCCGACTACGAATGGGGCGATAGCACCGGGCGCAAAGAGCAGTTTGTCAGCGCCGAAGAGATACGTACTGCGCGAGCAGCCCAGCGTCATGCAAATGCGCAGCTACAGCGTACGAAGGCGGCTGAGGTCGAGGCGGGACTCGTGTGCTTCGAGCCGGGTATCTGGGTCGGAATGCGTCCGCAGCTAAACGAAGTCCTGTGGGAGCACGACCAGACCATGCGGGTTATCCGTGTCGTCATTACGGCAATGGACCCCCACGATACGAACAACACTGCGTATCTGCGCAGCGAGCTTACGCTTAACAACAAGCCCAAGCGGCGCAGCCCGAAGATGGGACGACCTGAGGACCAGTCAGCACCCGGCCCGCAAACACTCGACGAGTTTAACCGGACTGTGGCTCCTCCAACTATTGTGCCGGGTGACGCCATTACGCTGGGCAACGTCTTCGCCTTCAACGCCACCACTCAGTTCCGCCAGGGCTCAACCGGCATCCTAGGCGGCAATCAGGACTACACCTCAGGCCCGACGTTCGCGACCCACAACTGGCTCCATCCGCTCGGCTCGCGTGACATCTTCTCGCGGGTGGGGCAGACGGTCACGGGCCACGCATCGCGGCCCCCGGCCAGCCAATGCACGGGCTTCGACTTCTGGTTCGCGGGTTGGCTCGACACTGAAGAGTGGCGGCGCTTCGTCGTTCCGGCACACCCGGCCGATGCGGCTGGGATGTTCCTGAATATCACTGTGGGTGCTGCCTGGGGAGCAGGAGCGGCGGGTATCCAAGTCGTCGTCAAGAATGACGTACCGAGTGCTACGTGGCAGGGCTCACCGGTTGGCACCCTGCCTCCCGGAGCGTCGGGGACCGTGTTCGTGCCCATCGCGCTCGTCCCTGCCGAGGGCGCCTACATGTACGTCGGTTTCCAGGCTAACTGGCGCACCAACTACGGCTTCACCTACTATTGCTTCGGGGCTGTGCCTGACGGGTCGAATAACGGGAACGTCGCGAAGACGCAGCTTGACTCTGCAACTTGGGCTACGTCCACCGATGCCGAGCCCACGGGCACTACGGACACTGGCCACACGTGGCAGGACGCGGGCGTGGACGGCTCCCCGACCTATGGGGTCGAGGACGGTGCGTACTACCTTGAGGGTCCGGGCGGGCGCGGCATGTACGTGTCAGGCGAGCGCGAGGACGATACACAGTCGCCCGGTGCGTGGTCGGGTGGCGGTTCGGACCTTAGCGTCGTATTCAGCGTAGATAACCTAACCGTCGATGGAACGCGGCGCATCGAGGTAACGACTACCGGTGAGGGCATGACCACCGTGGGTACGGTCCATCTTGGTGATGCCTCAGCAGCTGCGGGCATTAGTGTCAACGGTGGTGCATCGACTGAGTATCTTGCCAAAGCGCTCACGACTGACGACAAGTGGGTGGCGCGGTTCGACAGTCGGTCAGGGTCGATACGTGGCAAGCTGTGGAAGATAGCCGATGGCGAACCTACCGAGTGGGACTTGATTACTCCGCTCACCGACACGGAGGATGACGGCGACCGGCTAATGCTCTGGTTGCGGGCTGGTACGGGGCAGACCATCAGTATCCACCAGCTCAAGACGCAGGCACGGGCCGCTCCAGGACAGCATGTGGTAGGCGAATGGCTCGGGCTCGCTTCCGGTGACACTAACGCGTTCATGACGGACCAGCCGTTCGAGGCTGAGACGTTGAGAGCGGACATTGCGGGCGTGGGCGTGGCTCCGGTCATCGAGGATGGGACAGCGACGACGTTCAGCATCGACCACTTCCCCACGGCGACGATGGCCGTGCGGGCGACCTACATCGCAGACCAAGGAGAAGGAGGCTGACATGGCCGACGTCATTTACAAGGGCTTCTATACTGCGCTCAAGGCAGGCAGCCTCAATGGTACTCCAGACATCCGCGCCTTCCTATTCATGTCCGGTTTCTCGTTCAACGCAGACTCCATAAACCTTCTGGACGGGACTATGGCTGTCTTCGATGGAACTGGCTATGCCGAGCTGGACTGCGCTGCCGTAACCTTCGCCTATGTCGATGCAGACAACGAGATGCAGCTCGACTTCGATAACGGCCAGTTCGGTGGTGCCGAGGTTGCGGCAGGCAGCGAGGTCATCGCTGGCATGGCGGTGTACCTCTTCGTTGACGGGACTGAGGCCAATGACATCATCCTGGCCAGCACCACTACGGGTGGCTTCGGCGTGAACGCCAACAATGGCCTGCTCTCGCTCGTGCTTCCGGTGGCGGGCCTGCTCTTCGCACGGCAGGCGGCATAGCCGTGCTGTCAGGGAGCTAGAAGCCATGGCAGTCACCTTCGCAGGCGAAGGCGCGGCCATGCAGATAGTCGCGCGCGACGGTGGAACCATCACCCTGACAGTGCCCGGTGATGCCGTCGCGCTCGTGGTCGCCATCCAGTGCCACGGTGGCGGCCTGACCCTGACCTTTGGTGGGGTAGCAGTGGACCTGACGATGGAGACGGGAGCGCAGAGCCCACCCACCAACTATCACACCTATCTCGGCTTCCTCGCCGACATCAGCGGTCGAGCCAACGACGACCTCGTGTGGAATGGACCGTTTGGCAGCACCATCCCGATACAGGCTGCGTTCCTGACCGCTGACGGACCCATCGAGGTTATCGATTGGGGTTGGGCCGCGGTGGCCGGTAATCAGATACAGGTGAGTCTCGACCCTGGGAGCAAGACGGCGCTCGCGTATGTCTGGGGATGGGGCGGCAACAGCGACTGGACCCCGCTCGGGTCACAGGTGATGATTTCCGAGATAACGGGTGCGAACGCGAGTTATGAAGAGGGTGTGACCGACCCGGATACGTTCGGTCTTAGCATATCCTTCACGACGCTCGGATATGGCGTTGCGGCCCTGTTCGCGGACGCCGAGGTCGTGCTCAGCCCGTCGTCGTTCGGTATCGAGGTTGGCTTCCAGGCGGGCCTGGCGCTGGTGCTACCCGAGGACGTGACCCTGTATGCCACCCGGCTGGGCATCGAGGCAGGCTTCCAAGCTGGCCTTGAGTTCCGGGCTACCGGGCCGCGCCAGGTCATGCTCACGGGTAACGGCATCGAGACGCCCGAGATGACCGAGGGTGGCACCGAAGGCCAAGTGCTCACCAGGCACGTTGCCACCCCGCCGACATGGGAGGACCCGGCCGGGGGCGTCACCGACCATGGCGCGCTCACCGGCCTTGGCGACGATGACCACACCGCCTACCTCCGGGACAGCGACTTCTCCGCGAAGGGCGCAATCATGGCGGGCACAGGGGCGGGCACTTACGGAGCCAGGACGGTCGGCACCGATGGGCAGGTGCTCACTGCCGATGCCGCCGAGGCGACGGGCACCAAATGGACCACCCTGACGGGCGGTGTCGGCGAGATAACCGACCTTCCGACCGCCGAGACGGATGACGCGCTAGTGCTTGCACCAGACGGTGCGGGCGGGGTCGAGTGGCGAGCGGAGACGGGCGGCGCGGCAGCCTCCCCGGCGCTCCGCGTGTACCTATACGGCGCATTCAGATAGGAGGGCCACATGGTCGCGAACACTGAACCAATCTTCGGGCTGACGTCCAAGATGGCCGAGGTCACATTCGTCAACGCGGATGGGACGACGGCCAAGGACTTGGTAAGCGCAGGCGCTAATGGCTGCAAGATTACACGCATTGCGGTCCATAGCGATGACACTGCGGCTGTCAATCTAAAGCTCCTCATCCACGACGGCACGACGGCGTATGCTGTGGGCGTAGTCCGCGTGGCAATCGGCGCTGGCTCTGACGGCGCTATCCCGGCCGTCAACCTCCTCGACCCGGCGATGCTTCCCTGGCTGGACCGCGATGGCGAGCTCTTCATCCCCACGGGGTACAAGGTCCAGGTCGGCCCGCTGGTCGCGGTCACCGCGGCTAAGACCGTCAGCATCGTCTGCTTCGGCGTGGACTTCTGATGGATGCCCGTTCACGGTCGCTGCCCAAGCCTCAGCCGGACCTCTGGCTGGACACGTCCGAGGACGGGCTGGATGTCATCTTCCCGAGCGGAACGAGCTTCCCAGCTAGCCCGCGCATCGGGCAGGCGTTCTACCGCACCGACATCCGGGGCGGGATGCTGTTCAGATGGAACGGCACGCGCTGGCTCTCAGAGCAAGTCTTCCAGGTCTTTGGCGGTACACAGGCTGCACAAAGTAGCCCGCCGGCCATCTGGCACCCGCTCCCGCCCGACTTTGCTATCTGGGTGGAGCGGATGGACACGGTGGCCTACGTCTCCTCAGCAGCGACGTGGACGATTGTCGCGGATGTGCATCACTTCGACAATAACTTGATCGACACGCTTGTTTCTCGCTCGACAGCAGGGCAGACGGGTGCGAAGTTGTATCACTACACCGACCTTATCGGAGTGGAAGTGGACGGCACGGGCGGCAACGTGAGCAACGAGCCCATCATGTTTCGCGTCACCATCACAGAGGTCAGCGGCGCAGCAACCTTCTACGGTCAAGGCCTCATCAGCTACCGGCTTATCGCAACATGAGCGTCCTCAAGTTCTGGGACCCGACCACTGGTAGCTGGGCACCGGTGCTCGTCGCTCAGTCACCCGATGCTTCAGGCACGAGCTTCCCAGCCAACCCCGGAGTCGGGCAGCGCTACTTTCGCACGGACATCCGCAACGGGATGGGCTTCGTGTGGGACGGCACCCGTTGGCTCTCGGAACAACAGTTCCAGATAAGCGCCGACATCCCCGGTGTGACGGCTGACTATCAACCGGTCTGGACCGCCATTCCCACCGACTACCCCATCTGGCTAGAGGCGTGGGAGTCCATGATTTACCTCGCGCCCGCAGCCACGTGGGTCCTCAACGTGGACAAGATTCTGTGGGACGAGAGTGCCTACGCGAACATCGTCAACCGCTCATCGGCGGGCCTGACGGCTGCACGCTGGTACTCCTACCGCGACGCCATCGGCGTCGTCTGCGACGGCACGCTTGGCAACAGCAGCAGCAATCAGACTGGCATTCGAATTTGGGTCGATGAGCAGACAGGCACGTCGGGCTACTACGCCGGGGTGCGCGTCTACTACCGACTCATCGCCACATGACGGAAAGGAGGGGCTTGTTGCAAACGGTAGGAGGTAGTGGCTAGCGGCAATGGAGAGCAGCGCCTGTATGCTTGGGTCCGAGTCTTCGGAGCCGTCATGCTGCTGATTACTGTTGTCCTTACAGTCTTGGCCGTCATTATCTTTCCGGTGTTCGTAGAGGGGTACGCAATCTCAGAGGGAACTATAGTTGTTATCCTCGCTAGCCTCTCTACGTCAGCACTTGCATTGGTCAACGTGCAGGTTATCCTGCACCGTCGGAACGGGAACGGAAGTAAGGACGGATGACGCTCATTACAGATGCAGGCTTGGCCCTCATTAACAGTCTCCTCTCGGTGGCCATTCTCGGGCTAGTCCTTGGCCTGTCGTGGTCTCTGCGTCACTACATGCCCCTGCCCTTGCTCAGCAGGAAAGCAGAAGCACCCCGTCGGCTTCACTCCATTGCCGGCTCCATTGCCCTACTGCTCTGTGCTGTTCTAGGAGTTGTAACGTCGACCGGACCCTTGCTGCGAGTAATACAAGTCGACTGGACGGTGACGCTCCAAGTCGTAACTCTTTCTCTAAGGCTGGCTATCCTCATTGTTCTGCTTGCGTGGGTTGCAGCAGCAGTGCAGGGTAGCATTACTCGTCGCTGGCCAAAGCTGGGAGAGCGTCTCGACACTTGGCTCAGGATAACGGAGGATTGGAGGCACACGACATGAACACTGCCGAGTGGCACGCTAGAGTTGTTCGTATCTTGGAACAGCGGAATCGCTATCAGTTTGGACAGCCAGACGATAGCCTCGTAAAGGAGGGTGAAGTCGCATGCGCTGACACCTGCATTCAGCTTACTGTTCTTCTGGTCAAGGGAAAGCGCGTTAGCCTAGATAAGGTGAGGCAGCGAAGCGGCGCGCCTCAAGACATCCCGCTGACGAGAGACCAAGCTCTTCGAGCACTACACTCCTTTGGCCTGCCCTATGTGGCTCGGTCCGACCTTGGTGCAGCTGGCATCCTCCAGGTTGCACGAGAGCGCGGGCCAGTCATTATCTGCGAGAAGTACTGGGCCCATCCTCAGTGGAAGGGCTACTCATACGCAGGCAAGACGCTGAATGGCTTAGCCAAGAACGGCTCAGGGAGGACCGTCCGCCCTGGGTTTGCACGGCCAGCCAAGAAGTCAGGTCTAACGCAATGGACGTTCCGCGACGGGCACGCTGTTCTCGCAGCCGCCGATGGCTGGGAAGGACAGGAGCACGTCGGCTTCATCCGCGACCCCAACCACAACAGCCCTGCACGACCGGAGAGACCTGCCTATGACATCGTTAGCATGGCGCAACTCGACCGCATGTTGGAGAGCTGGCCGGGTCGGTTGGTACTGGCGCCAACACGTCGCCTCTTTGGCAACACCCCAGAGTAAAGGAAGGAGATTCCAGAAAAATGGACGTTCCTATGAGTGACCCGACACCCGAGGATGAGGAGGGTGCGGTCGGCGTACCTGATGAGCCGATAGACGACGACGTCGAGCCGGACGATGACGCCGGTGCAGACGACGACAGCACTGAGCTAGACACAGAGGTCTAGAAAAAAGAAAGCCCCTTCCCGTGAAAAACGGGAGGGGGACTTCTTTTCCTTTCTACTCGGTAGCTAGGGTCTGATACCGAGCCACCACCTTTGTGAAGTCCACCGGTTCCATATCAAGGGTTAGCCGGAGGAATTCGTCTAGTGCATTTGCCTCGTCCGTCTTACCCTGCTGGGCTAACTGCCAGATGAGCATTCCGAACACTGCTTCCGGGTCCTCGATGGTGGTTTGCTTCTTGGCTAATCGTTCACCAAGGGTTCCCGCTTCCCATGGAGTGATTTCACGGCGTCCAGTGTGCATGTACACATAGTCGTACCCGCCTGAGTCATCCGACTTATACGTACCGACAACAGACGCTACCTCCCTACCCCCTTGGCCGCCACGCCTCCGGTCATAGCTGACGATGGTTCCCCGTCGTAGCTGTGCCTTACGGCCTGACTTGACTTCCTTCGGTTCTCGGTGTCGAACGGTCTTGAGGACCATCTTGACTTCATCGACGTCGACCATCTGTGGCTTGTTGCCGAAAGCGTGAATACGCTTCTGGCGAATCAATCCGTAGATGGCCTGCGGTCGAACACCGAGTTCCTTGGCAAGGAGTACAGGGGTTAACCGTATGCCCATTGCTTACAGACCCTCCTATATGCAGTTGTTAAGGTTCAGCCCTAGTGCGGTTTCCCGGGCTGATTCTATTATAGTGTGGTTGGTCAACATGGGCAACGACGGTGAAGGTTTCTTCATCTTTGCAGAACAGGCTTGACTACCCCTAGCAGCCGCTCTATAATAGGAAAGACAACCGGGGAACAACCCCGGAGTAGTAGCAAAGGATAACTGAATATGAACGGTACCGCAGGAGACGTTCTCCGCGCCATCCGAAGTGGGCAGCTGGACAACAGCCTGGATGCTCTCACGGTTGCCATCCGAGAACGAAGGCAGCGGGCCGGGAAACACACGATTGCCGAACTCACGGTCGGACAGGACGTTCGCATCAAGGGTATTGGCACAGGCGCGAAGTACCTTAACGGTGCTCTCGCTCGTGTGGTTTCCGTCGGCCACTCGCGAGTTTTGGTCCAGATTACCAACATGGACCACGACCCAATGGCGGGGATGTCGTTCAGCAGGAATCCGGTTCGCCGGTTCCGGACTGGGACAAGGGTCTACCTTCATGGTGAGAACCTTGAGCCAGCATACGTCGACGCTTCGGCAGAAGAAGTCAACGAACGGCATCCGCTTCAGCTGCTCGGGGCCATCGACGTTACACCACCAGACGGAGAGGAGGTGGACTGACAACATGGACGAGACTCGTGCAATGCTGGTCGGTTGGACATTGTTCCTACTGGCCCTCGTCGTAGTCGCGCTTGTCATTAGTGGCAGTGTCGGCATCCGCTTCCCATAGCACAAGTCGAGGGGACCCCCTTTACGGGGGTCTTCCCGACTGTTCGGAGACCGGCATGAGAGACCTTCGCCGGCTGGATACACCGGTCCAACCACCGACCGGGGATTACTGCCTCGGATGTGGATACCTGTTCCAGCACAGACGCCAGGCACACCCGTACTGTGATGTCTGCCACTGTCATAAACCGCAAGCCGCTCCAAGGGAACGCAACCGCTGTCGAAACTGCACAAAGTACCTCGAGGACCTCCCACATTGCGGGTGGAACCTCCCCGACATCCTCCTCCCAAGTCAAGGGCACCCCTTTGTAGGAAAGTGCTGCGGAGACCCGGAGTGTACCTACGGTGAGCGACATCATGACCAGCCGTCTTAGGTGGAACCCCGAGACGAAACGCTTCGAAGGGTGGGGACAGGCAGACCTGGACTTTGGCCATGACGAACCCAGGTATGGACCCAAGCCTCCGTTGCCGAAGTCGCCCGGTAATGGCACAACGCATAGAGGCAGACGTAAGCAACGGGGTTCTTGTTCCGCCTAAACTCCGCTCGTTCACGTCGACCTTGAACCATTAACCCTCCTTAAGGGCACCCCATGCTGTCCCGGTTGTCATAGATACCTCAAACGGGATATCAGTATGAAGTAGCCGCTTGGGGGTCTCCGACATTACGTTCCTAACCTTCTGTCCAATTCGGCCTGTATCGTACCCCTCCGGGACTTCTACCAGGATGCTGTCATGAACCAGGTTAACCACCTTGCCTGAGAAGCTCTTCAGGTAAGGCTGAATACGCATTCCGGAGATAAGGGTCAGGTCGGATGCAGTAGACTGAATGGCGAAGTTAGCCGCCTCATTCTGCAGGGTATTCAATGTCTCTCGGGTTACTAGACCAAATCGCCTTCTCCGCCCAAATGGGGAGGCTAAGGTCCGTCCGTCGACTACTGCTTGGCGCTGCTCCATTAGGTACTTGTGTGCAACGGGGAACCGCTCAAACCAGCCCCGAATCATCGAGGCCCCTTCAGCCCTCGGAATCTTGAACTCGGCTGCAATGGAATCAGCGCCTCGTCCGTAAGCAATTCCGAAGTTCACGAATTTGGCTCTGACCCGTTCTTCCTTGTCAAAGCCCGGACCAAAGAGAGCCAGCGCGACTTCGTCGTGGAGGTCACGCCCTTCGGTGTACACACGGATGAGTTCAGGGTCCCCCGAAAGCAGGGCCAGGACGCGCAGTTCCACCTGAGAGTAGTCGAACTCAAGGAACAGTGCTCCGGGTGGAGCCTGGAAGATGTTGCGGATAGTTTGTCCCCACCTACCTGAGGTAGTCCTAGGGATGTTCTGCATGTTCGGGTTCCTTGACGACAGCCGGCCTGTTGTCGTCCCGTGAATCAGGTAGGTTGAGTGAACCCGACCGTCTGAGTTGTCGATAGCGTCCCTGATGCCGTAGGCATAGGTGCTTAAGGCCTTAGATGTATTCCGGTAGGATAGGAGTCCTGAGATGAACTTGTGCCGGGGTCTTACATCTCTTAGGACAGTTTGGTTAGTAGTTACCTTTCCCTTCCGGTCCTTAGGGTTATACCCTAGCTTCCGAAGTAGCCAAAGAACTTGCTTCGGAGACCCCGGATTGAAGTCACGGGGTGTCTTAACCGCACCAGTTTCCCGAGCAAAGGTCTGAGGGTTCCACCCAGCCTCTGTTGCAATCTCCGTTAGCTGCCTAAGTTTTGCCCCAAGCTCTTGCATAAGCTCGCGCTCTAATTGGTCAAGCTGCGGTCCTGCAACCCATACCCCTTGGGCCTCTACTTCCTCTAGGAATGCGGAAACGGGGATGAACAGATTGGAGTACAGCTTGTCCAGCCCTACATTCCGCGGTCTCGACACTTCCTTTTCCAGGATTCCGTATATCTGGAACGTCGAGTCTACATCCCTGGCTCCATATTCAAACAGCACAAGGGGAGGTATCTTTGCGAATGAGTCTGAACGCTTCGGAACGTAGGGCTTTAGTGCCTGCGAATAGTCGTCTGACCCAAGCAAATCTTGAGCGAGTTGCTTCAAATCATGCGTCCCTCTCTGCTCATTGAGGGCGTAATGCATGAGCATACAGTCATGGTCGACCCGGGCAGGAAGCCGATGGGCATGGAAGAAGGATGCGTCAAACTTTCCGTTATGCCAAACCCACTTCGGCCCAGGTGAACACAGGAGGCGTCGAAGCTGGGGGTTGTCCAGAAAGGCAGTCGGCCTCCACTTCCAGTAAGTAAGGTACTTGGCGTCGAGCGGGATAACAACGGCCTTGTTTTTGGCCCAGGAGACTGCCAGACAAAGTATTCGGTCGTTGCGCGGATTAAACCCGGTGGTCTCGATGTCAGCTGCTAGGAGGGGCTGCTGCACGAGGAAGTCAACAACACGTCGCAGTTCGGCACTACTTCGGATAACCCACTTCCGCACCTTCCCTGGGTCCTTTGGCTTTGTACCATTGAGCAGTGCTGCAACATACTGGACGTCGCTAAACCACCTTCCGTACTCACCGTTGTTCCGCAGGAGAGCTGCCGGGTGAAATGTTGGGACAACTAGTCCGTACGGAGTCTGGATTACCTTCCCCCGTACTTGACTAATCTTGAGGTTGGTATTCCCCGTCAGGCTTCGGACTGCCGAGTTGCCCAGTGCAAGGATAACCCTCCGCGGCGAATTCTGAACCTCCTCTAGGAGACGGGGACGACAAGCAGCGAGGGCACTGAGCTTTGGCGGTGCATCGGTTGGCCGACAAAGCATTGCATTGGTTACGAACGGCTCGACTTCTGCTCCCGCTCGCTTGAGCGTGGCTTCAAGAAGCTTCCCTGATGGCCCGATGAACGGGACGCCTTTGCGGATTTCGAGTGTACCTGGGGCTTCTCCGACGATGACGAACGGACTGGTGATGTCTCCGCGGGTTCCGCATGCACCTCCGGTGTAGGGACAGGCATCACACCTCTCAACCATGTACGAACCTTTCGGACGTTCTGGACCACGAGGTCATCAATACGACTGAGTCCCCAGTAGTTAAGGGGGCGCTTTCGATGTTCAGGGTTGATGTCCGGGTCATCCCAGTATGCTTCGATGGGGTACCCATATAGCCCGAACCAGATTGGCATTGCCGAATCAATTCCGATTACCCCTTCCATGCGTGCGCAGTTGAGGTCATCAAGGACGTCATCCGAGAACCCGAGCAGGTGAATCGGTTTTCCGGTTCCCTTGTACAGTCGGTGAATGATTTCACTCCGTGTTCCTACCCGTGCAACGGAATGGCGGGGCACAGCAAGTACATCTGCTACTTTCGCAAGCTCCCATCCGCAGGTAACAAACTCTTCCAGGCTCCGTCCCTGCGCTACCCCCATTAGGGTAACTTCGGCATGAACCTCTCCGTACAGTTTTGCTGTTTCCCGCGATGCTTCTAACGTCGCCTTCTTGTCGGCAATAACATCCGGGAGCACAACTGTCTTCGCATGTAGGAGTTGGGCTGCTGCCATCATCACTCCAGGAGGGAGTGCGTACCCCTGTTCGATGAGCCCGTTATCCAGGGTAATGTCAACGCCTTGTCCGGTTTCCCGGAGCCGGCGAAAGAATGCTTCGTACCGGAACGGGTCAGCCATTACGACGTTGGCAACGGTCAACAGGCCATCTGCTAGTTCACCGTGCGCGTTAAGCTGGGCCAGAACGGGTAAGGGGGCGACTGGAAGAAAGTTCGGTAGTGGCAGTGGCATCGGCTCCGGCGTAGAATGCATAGAGGTGCTCAATGAGGGTAAGTCCGTAGGACCCTTTTCGGTCTCGGACAAACTTGGAGAGCTGGGATGCATCACAACCAATTTCCTCCGCTAGTTCCCTTAGACCAAGTGCTGGCCGACGACAGGTCGGGCAAACTGACAGGTCCTCTAGGACGAGTGTTCGAAGCTCATCAGCTAATTTGCCCACGTGCAAGCTCCATGAATTCAGACCGAACGATGGGGTTCAGGAGGAACTGTCCTTTAAGTGCACTAACCGTAGTCCATGTATTCGGTGCGTGAACCCCGCGGACCGCCATACACCCGTGGAGTGCACGCGTAACGACACCCGCACCGATAGGTCGGAGAACATCGCTAATCGTGTCAACGATACGGTTAGTAATATCCTCCTGAGTTGTAGGCTGAAGCTCACCCGCTGCTTGTACGAGACGTGTGAGTTTGGAGAGACCCACGATTCGTCCGTTCGGGACATACCCAACCACCGCACTTCCGAAAAACGGTAATAGGTGGTGTGCACAGAGTCCCTTGAACGGGATGTTACCCTGGACAACCATGACATTCTCGTCTACCTCCTCAAAGCCCGTTGCCAGGATTTGGGCTAGATTATGGTTCTGCCGAAAGCTCCAGAGCATAGCAGCTACGCGCGATGGGGTTTGGTCAAAGTGTTCCCCTGACAAGTCGAGTTCGGACAGAATGGCGCGGACAAATTCCTCGAGGCCAACTTCTTCCATCCGAATAGGTTCACCCTGAATCATATCCCGGATAGCTTCGGCGTCCTGTTCCCACTGTTCGAGAGACCGGTACTTTCCCTTCTCAACTGACCCGTACCGGCGAAACAACTCCGTAGCAAGTCGGTCTTCCCTAGAACCCACGGCCGTGTCCCCAGATGAGTGCATGGAGTTGGGGAAGGACGCGGACTCCGCTTCCGGCGAAGACGGAATCTCGGCCGGCTTTTTCTGCCAACCACTGAAGCCGTCCGAGAAGAGTATCCCGAGAGTCAATAGTTCCTCCCGCGAAAGTTCCCCTAAGTCCTCCCATGAACGTTCCGACTGAGAGGAAGAACGGGACTTCTGTGAATACCTCCCGGAGCTTCCTGGCATACTCGTAGTCCTTCGTGTTGAATACAACGACCTTCAGGCACCAGGAATCCTCGGCAAAGAACACCTGTACCTTTTCAACGAATGCCTGAGTAACCTCAAGGGGCGTTTCATTTCCTGAACTGGGCCCCTTTGGCGAGACAGTCAGGAAATCCAGGTACTGTAACCAGTCCTTCCAAAGGGTCCCCTGCGTTTCCGCCGCAAACCTGAACCCGAGAGGAAGGGCTAGGAGGATAAAGTCGTTCAGCTCCAGAAGAGCCGGGTTGCCCCCTGAAAGTGTTACCCATTGGGCGTAAGGAAGTTCCTCGAGCCGGTGTACAATGTCGAGGGATGTTAACCTCTCAGCCAGGCGAACCTGTTCCGGCAAAACCGCATGAGCTGAATCGCACCACGCACAACGGTAGTCACACCCCCCAAAACGGACGAAGTGTGTTACCGTTCCAATCATGGCTCCTTCCCCCTGAATTGTCGGACCAAAGATTTCGGTTACGGGGAAGGTTTCAGTCATGGGTGTCCCCTCGGCTTCCCAATGGCAGTAGGGTCGTCATTTAGCAGTAGCACCCGTTCTTCCCGGAGGATGGAGATGATGATGAGGTCGTAGGCTGCATCGTCAAGCAGCGTTGCTTCGAGCGGCTCGTCAGGTAGCTGGGAATTGGCTGGGTTGCTGACTAGGGACTTGATGCGACTCCACTTATCGTTCTTCCGAACCATAATGCCCCTGACAGTGTCAACGCCGAACTCCTGTGTCCCTCGAAAGTTTCCCCACACATCCTCTAGATGTCCGGAATATCCGGCAGCCTTTGCTAGGTGCATTTCCCACATTTCCTTCAACAGAAGGAGGTAGGTATACGACTGGGGACGTAGGTCTTCTGGAATGTCGAAGCAAACCCGTTCAGCCGTCATTCGTAGTACCGCACGACGTTTCCGGCTGCTTCTTCGACCTCGACGAAGGTCGGAGCAATTCGGAATGCAGTGAGCAAACGGTTGTAAAGTGTCTGAGCAAACACTTCGGCCGAGGGTGGGGAGACCATGTCGTTCAGGTTCTGATGGTCGTACTCACGGATGAGGGCTTTGACTTCGCCAAAGCCGGGACCCCAGCCGTATTCGTCCAAGCGGGCGAACCCGAACTGTACAGTGACTTTCCAATCGTGTCCGTGCATGTTGTAACATTTCTGGCCAGGAGGTCCGTTCGAATGGGCAGCTGCAACTTCAACGGGACCGATGGTTGCAATCCAGGTCATGCCGTATGAACCTCCTCATACGTTGTGGGGTCGGGAACCTTGGCCAGCCGAAAGGCTTCGATGCGCTCAGTACATGTGCCGCATGTCCCACAATGACGCAAGCGTCCCTTGTAACAGGACCATGTCTTGTGGAGTGGGACACTTAAGTCGAACCCCAACCTGACGATGTCGGCTTTGGTTGATGCTTCGAAGGGTGAATACAGCAAAACCTTGTTGTCGTTCCCGAGCAGCATTGCATGCTGGAAGGCCAGGATGAACTCAGGACGGCAGTCGGGATAGATGTAGTGGTCGCCGGCATGCGCACCAAAGGCAACTTCCGGAGCTTGGTCCGAGATGGCAACACCGAAGGCAACTGACAACATGATAGCATTCCGGTTGGGGACGATAGTCGCCTTCATCGTCTCTTCGGCGTAATGGCCATCCGGAACTTCTACCTCAGGATTGGTAAGCGACGTTGCCCCCGGTCCCCGAAGGAAGTCGTGTGTCTCGTTGTCGATGTAGATGATGTCGTGCTTCTGCTCCAGGTCCTGTGCAATGAATCGGGCGGCTTGGAGTTCGCGGGCGTGTCTTTGACCATAGTAGAAGGATAGGAAGTGAACAGTCTTGTTCTGCCCTTTGACCAGATGGTATGCAAGGGTCGAGGAGTCAAGGCCACCACTAAGGAGGGCAACCGAGTCAACCATATTGCCGTGGTTTCCTTTCACGTAGCAAGTATAGCCAGAGGCTCCCAGTTCCCACTACTGGCCAGGTAGTACCGAAGTACGTTTCTGCTTGCAGTTCCGAGTTTCCTCATTAACTGCATTACTCCTCTGTTAAGTGCCTGGGTCGGACTAATCGTTAGCCTCCAACTCAGGACTTTATTTACCCGTCGGACTCCATGCTAACGTCGAAGCGACCCGAACGGGGTGTTTGGTACTCCCCCTACTGTGTGAAGTCCCCGAGAGGGGCCAGGATATCTACGACGTTGTCGGTTGCCTCGCCCTGGTAACGTCCACGACGGAGGACTGCACGACACTCGAGCCCAGACAAGAGGTCTCCAGCATCGTTGGGGCGGAACTGTGACAGGTCGAGGTCCGGCGCAACGCGCTTGATGGACCGCTTGGTTCGTCCAGCTCCGTCTCCTACCAGTACAGTGTAGTACCGGCGGTTCTTTTCCTTCCCTGTGCTGGGGTCAGACAGATGGAGCTGCCAGACCAGCATCGGATTGCCCTTGGCCTGAGAGACGTCAGGCTCAACGCTCTCAATGATGGCCGGGTACGTTCCGTTGGGCCAGATGTCGCGGACGGGCTCTTCGACGTTCTCGAGGTCAAGAACCATGCTGTCGAAGTCGAAGTCCCCGTTGTCACTGTTCCCGGCGTACGACTCGGTTTCCTGGTCCGCGAACGGGTCCTCTTCCTCGTACTGTTCCGGTTCGGGTTCCGCCTGAGGCGGGGGCTGCGGGGCGCGCTGCGCTGCGCTCTGGGCGGGACGTTGCGCCGTTCGGCGAGCCTGTGTTGGCTGCGGCACGTGATGCTACCTCCAGGTTCCACAAATCTTGCATTGTGGGGTTATCGATGTATCTTGGGGGGTTACCGTGGAAACGGTTCTTGGCGTTGAACGACTCGTTAAGTCGGCGAAGGTATAGTCGGCGTGCAGTCTCTCCGTCTACGACGGCTTCTGCTAAGTACCCAACGACATCCAGGAAACCCTGGACTTCTCCGGGAAGCCGTCTGCCCTGGAGATTGGGACGCTTCAGTAGGGTCTTATTGGTTCCTTTTGCCTGCTCCACCTCCATTTCACCTAGGACGATAATGATGTGGTAAGGTAAGTCACGGAACTGCCGAATGAGGAGACGGATGAGTTCAGTGGATTGGTTCCATTCAGCGAACTCTGGGGAGGCGGGAACTGCATCGAGTTGGTATGTCTCCGGGTCCATTCCGAGCAACATGTACATACACAGCTTCTGTACTTCCGACAAGCTGTCAATGATGACAGTTCGGAAGTGGTGAGGTGCAGCTACGTCCTCACCCGGCCGAAGCCACCGTTCCGTCTTGAGTAGGCGTTCCTCATTCCCCTCATCCCGGTACTTTGCGTGAAGGCGAAGGTACTCACGGACACGGGCAAACGTTCGGTAGTCCTTAACCCGAATGCGCGTGATGTCCTGTGACACGATGGCCTTGATTCCAGCCTCAACGTTGATGTACAAGACATCTCGCATCTCCGGAACCCAATGCGCTGTTGATGCAAGGTACGTTTTGCCTGCACCATATGCTCCGTAGAACAGAACGTTAAGATACCCTTCCTCTTCTGTCAGTGCTCCGACCGTAAGAGCGAAGGGTGAAGGCTTGTCGGTAATGTCGGGGACTTGCCTGGGAGCAGGTACTGACGCTGCTCCTGCCGTTCGGGCAGCCTTTACTATTCCTTGCGTTCCGGGGGTTGCTGTTGCTTCTTCGGCTGTCATGGGCTACTCCGTGCTACTGTCTCCGGGTAAACGATACGTTGCCTCCAGGAGTCGTTGTATCCGACCCAGGAAACGTATTCACCGGCCATGTACTCCTCCCACTCTGAACCGTCATCCTTCATGAGACACGGGACCCGGAATGAACAGTCCCAGGAACAGTCACGGGTAGGATTCGGATAAAGGGACAATTGCGGGTTCAGCATGTCGAGGACCTCGTCCGCAATCTTCCATTCTTCATTCTGGGTAAAGGCTACATTGCGCCGCATGATATCTCGCTTGATGAACTTATCCCCGTCAGCCCCTTCCTGCATAGCAAGGTGGTTCATGTACGGGACGTACGACGTAGGAATAGCACCGTACTTCGTAAGCAGGGCTCCAGCAAACGTGTCGTAGCTAACACTTGCCTGCCTGTTCTCACTGAATCCGCCGCGCACGAGCTCCTTTGGAACATCGGGGAAGGCCTTCTTGAACGTCATCCAGATGATGCCTTCAACCTCGTACCGGTCACCATAGAAGTACCGGCCAGCCCAGGTATAGGCCGTTACCTGAGAATCAGTCTCCAGCTTGGCTGAGTCGAACTTAGCAGCCGTCTTGTAGTCCATGATGTACAGACGGCCTTCACTATCGACGCATACCCGGTCGAATGTCACCCGGTAAACAATCTTGCCATCAGCGTCATCGAGTGGGTCTGTTACCCAGGCCATATCCCGTTGCCAAGCACGCTGAACAACAAGGTTGGTGATGTCCAAGTCGACTGATACTTCGACCTGCGGTTCACCATCTACCCAAAGAGTCTGGTACTCATCTCGGCGTCGAAGCCAGGACATTGTATAGTGAGCAAGCATTCCTTCTGCCAGGACCATTAGGTCCTCGGAATCAGCCGGGAGTTCGTGGGGACGAAATGCCTTACTGTATGCAGTGAAGGCATCGAACGCTGAAGGGTAACGCTTGTGCCCGTGGAAGTCTTCAAGGGCAAAATGGAAGCCCGAGCCATACCACAGGGGCGAAGAGGCAGCTTCAGCAACGGGGATTAGGTTCTGGCGTTGGGTACTTTGCCAGTCCCATTTCCGCCGGCACCTTTTGAACAGAAGTCGGTCTGACGTTGACAGGATTACCGTCGTCATCGGACAGGTTCAAAGACTGTAATGACACCGACGATGAACCCAGCCATAAGAAAAAGGAAGCCTGTGTACGTCAAGACGTATGCTACGTCCCGTTTGGTCACGTGCGGTTGTTTCTCCCCTATCTTGTAATTATAGAGCATTCCTCTGGGGAAGTCAAGCCCCCAATTTTGTGGCCTCACGCAGGTGCTTCTGACACTTACACGAAACCGGGGGTGGTGCCGATGGCCCTGCTCCTAACCCCATGAATGTACTACAGCGCGTAGTTTTCGGGTGCCGCATCGACAGCCGGTGTCCACAGTTCGGACAACGGTTCCGAAGCCGTGTGTAATCAGTCGGCGTTCTAGACATTCTGTGTGCCCTCCCCTTCGAACTCTACGTCACGCATAAGCCGAATGAACTTTGCCGTTTCAGGCTTTGCCTGCATGTAACTCTGGTTCAGCTGGCCTACCCTTTGCATGCGCCCCTCTAGGTTCCCCTTGAGCTGCCTGAACGAACTGGGGTCCTGTTCTAACAACCACCTAAGGTCTGCACGAACCCGCGCCCAGCTCCAGTTCGGGAACTTGTTTCCGTAGTCCTGAAGGACCTTGTACTTCCGTTCGAAAATGCGACGCGACCGGAGGAGAGTCCGACGGACCCTTTTGTTCTCCCCCAAGGGTACTGCCCTAAGGAGGTTAATGCATCGCCATAGACGGACGAGCTTGTCGGCTTCTCCGGTTGCCTTTCGGACGTACCGAACGAGGACGAGCACGTTCTGTTCCGGAGTTTCGTGCCAATTACCGAGCAGCCCGACCCTTAGGACTTGCCACTCGACATCGAACAGCGACTCACGTCGAGGGTCCAACTCTGTTACTGTCCGTCGACTGCAAGGTCGTAGCCTGTAACCTCAACCAGCTTATCGAGGAGCCGCGATACCTCGACGTGCTGTGGTGCCCACATCTCGTCAACAAGGTTGAGGTCCTTTGTGTCTGACGAAATGGTACGCAATTCCGGGTTCTGTGCATGCTCCGCATTCTTCTCTATGAAGCAGTGTAGCCCCATCATCACATACTCCATCTCGTCTGCACTGAGGGAGACGTCGTAGGTCTTCAATTGTTACTCCTGCGCTAGTGTTCTCCTATCTCTATTATAGTGCAATTGAGAGGTGAAGTCAAGCCCCTAATTATGTATCCTTCCATGCCGGTCGGAGTAACTGTTCGGGGTCAAGTATGAGCCTTGCCCATGATGTCTTTCGCTCGAGGACTTTTCGTAGATGGCTATCTACAGTCTTGGGGTGTACGAAGTACCGGTTGAGAACGAAGTTGGCTTTGCGGCGACCCGCACTCTCTCGATGCAACCGGTCCTCAGCTTGTACGTTGACATCAGGGCTCCAGTCAAACCCTAAGTGGTACGAGGTCGACGCTGCATTAGCCGTAAACGAAATGGCACTTCCCAGTGACACAAATAAGGCGCGCTCTGGTTCCTGCGCTAGCTGGAAAGAACGGACGTTAGCAGACATCTGCTGTGGCGACATTCCACCCTTTACTACCCAATGCTTCCAGTGCATTTTGTCGAACATGTCAACCAGGAGGGGGAAGACTGACGGGAAGGGTGTGTACACAACAATAGGCTCGCCGTTTGTAACTGCCTGGTCCCTAAGTGCATCAAAGGCAGCAGACGGAGCATCGATGCCAATGAGTGCAGGGTGTACCAGGAGCTGGCGGAGCCGGGTTAGTAAAGCCAACTTCGTTGGAACCGCTAGTAATCCGGTCGTAGTTTCGGTTACCCACTCTTGTGCAAGCTGGGTGTATGCCTGCTGCTGAGCCCTTGCCATTTCGAGCGGAATGAACTGCCTCTGCTTTGGGGGCAGACCAGGTAGTTCGTCTTCCTTCCTTCGCCGCAACATGATGCTCTGGAGTTTCGCACGAAGGGCCTCGTCATTGTGAACGCCCTCTACATGCCAGCCAAACTCGTCGTGCCAAACGGAACAGAACTCCTGGACGAAATCCCAGTATGAACCCCACTGCCCCGGGTTGATGATGTTCAGAAGGGGCCACAAGTCTCCGGCACTGTGACGAATGGGGGACCCGGTTAGGAAGAAATGGTTGCGAGCAGATACATACGTCTTGACGACCCTGAACAAGGTCTTTGCATGCCTGTCCTTGAGCTTGTGGGCCTCATCCCAGACAATGAGGGGCCAATAGGTCCCACTGAGGGTTTCACGGAGCAGGGAATAGTTCGTTACGAAGATACGAGAGTCCCGTAGGCTACTCTGCTTGTGTCGTCGAGCACCCTGGTAGATAACAATCTCAGGGCCATACGGGTCCCAAGTATCTCGTTCATCAGCCCAAACACCAGCTGCCGTCTTGGGAGCAACAACGAGCATCCGGTCGATTCCAAGGCGGTTGGCGGCAACTAGAGCTTGCGCCGTTTTCCCCAGGCCGGGTTCATCTGCCAAGATGGCCCGTCGGGTATGCACCAGGAAATCAACACCAGCTTGCTGGTAAGGCCGGAGGGTGCTCACCGGCGGACGACCCCGAACTCAATACGCTTCTTACTGGCATGCTGCTTGTGCGCACTGTCCCGGCCATCATGAGTAATGCGCTCGATGCAATCGGTACAGATGTCGATGGACCCAGCATACTGACGCCGCCGGTGCCTGGAATCGTCTTCGGCCTTGGGCATGTGGTGAACCAAAGAGTAGTGCATTACTGACTCTTTAGGTTGGCGGCACATGTCACAAATGAGCTGAATGGTCATAGGGGGGTGTCTTCCCTGAGTTCCTCGGCAATGACCTTTTCGGCTTCATTCCACAAGGCAACTTCGTCGCCGGGGCTATACCAGTCCCTGTCGAACTGTTCGGCATAGGCAGCAACGTGTCCCAGGGCTTCTACGATACGCTGGATGTCCGGAGCTAGAGTTAGGTCGACAGGCGTGTTGAAGTCGAACTCTTCAGGGCGTGTTACTCGGGGGTCTTGCACCTGGCACATGTTACGCTACTTTCTGTTCTGCTTGCCACCGACGAAGCCTGCGGATAATGTCGGCAAGGATGCGCCCGCGGTGCCAACAAACGCCACAAATCAGAACACCCTTGGACGGAATGTAAACCCGAGCAGGTGCTGCATCACATACGTGGCAGCTGAACCTCTTTACCACGGTTCCCTTACGACGTACCGTGTCTGTGCATCGTGCCCGGGGCCTGGCATCTCTGCAGCAGTGTCCGCAAGCTTGACTTCGGCTGACCGTAAGGCCTGGACGAAGAGTGCCGTGTGACACGGCCAATTCATTGAGTCGAATGTACAGAGGCGCCGACGGGACCTGATATTGTTCGGAACGTGGACGGAGGCAATGGTTTCGAGTTCCGGGGTCATGCACCCTCCTCCTGTGTTTCTGCAGCTACCTTTGGGACTAAGCGACGGACGTACCTGCGGTGGGCATAAATCTCCATACCCTTGTGAAGTTCTCTGGCGAATGGTTTGGTAATGCGAACCCTGACGTAGTCGTGGAGCCCAGGAACAAAACCCGGTCTCTCATCCGGGTCTACGACCTCACCCTTAGCAAGCTTGACCTTTGTGCGGTGGTGACGAACAATGACGCGGTCACCAGTTGCTAAGTCAGGCATCATGGCTTCGTCCCCAGGGCTGCGTCGATGGCGGCGAGGAGGGTGGGGCCACGACCATCGGTCACATCCTGATAGTGGATGTGCTGGACGTGCCACTCTCTCTGCTCATAGACCATCCTGGCTACCAGGTCGGGGGCGTAGTCGATGAGCCGCTCCACCGCGGCGCCGATGGCAGCCTGCCGGGCTAGGGTAGAGCCGGTGGGGTCGATGCGTCGGTAGGCGTCGGCAGCCTCGGTGAGAGGTGTGTTGAGGCCGTCCCTCCCGTACAGGCCGCGTCGCTCGCCATCTGCCCGTGCCAGCGCCACCTTGATGAGCGCCTTGTGCGCCGCCAGCAGCCCCTCGGTGGGCATGGCCGGGATGGTGCTCGCGTCCCAAGGTGGCACTTCTAGCGAGGCCAGATGCTCCTCCTCAGCGGTCCAGTCATCGGTCATCTCACCCATGTGTCGCTCCCTCCTTCTGGGCCTCGTGGGCGGCGAGGGCGTCAGAAAGCCCACGCATCGCGGCGTCCATGTCCTCGTCCGTCGTTGGCTTGCCTCCGGTCTGGTGGACATACCGAAAGTTCACGATGAGGAAGTTTCGCACTGCCTCGGCCAGCGTCGGCGTCGTCGGTTCATCAGGCGCCACGGAATTCCTCTTCGCGGAGTTGCTCAGCTGACTTCGGAACCGTAGGTTCGTGGTCCTCAATTTTGTCTATCTGCTCCTGTATGCGGAGTAATGCCTGGGTGAACGCCTCGATGCGGAACGCAGTAATCTCCACACCCCTAGCAACATCTGTGACTTCGCCTATCATCATGCGGTCCAGTTCCCTACCCAATCGGGATACGGCCTGTCTTAAACCTTCTTCGAGCGCATCTTCGATAGCCACTAGGTTTATTCCGGCCAGAACGACGGTGTAGTCTTTGTCCAGCGGGCAGTCATGTCCAGGCTCACCGTGGGCTGGGTCACCCATTCTGTTACTTCCCTTCCTTGACTCCTACTATCTATTATAGTGAAGCGTTTTGGGAATTTCAAGCCCGGACTTTTGGTTATCTTTATGGAATACGTACCAGTATACGGCATGTCTGATAGCATCATTAGCATGTGGCTTGTTGACTTGGTACAAATCTAGGGCCTTAAGTCGGCGGTCTGTACCGAAGCCTTTAGCCTGAAATGCCCACTGCAGGGTTAACGGAATTTCACGTAATTCAGCCATGAGCTTGATAGCTCCAATGTACTGAATTGTGGGTACGGTAGAGTTGGTGTGTTGCTTTAGGCGGTGAGCATACACGCGGTAGTTCTCGGCTACGATGTAAGCAGGCTTCACCCAGTCAATCAACCGCGCGAAGTCGGCTAGGTGTTGGACCCTGAACTGAGCAGCTTTCCTTAGCTCAGCTTGGGCAAATACTGCATATCCGGTTGTGTCTCCGGGGTCAAGGCAGAGCAAAAGACCCGAAGGGGGGTTAGCCCTTCGGGTTCTTGCTACGAGTTCCGTGAGTCCGTTACGACTAGTTGTCGTCTGCGGCCTCAGCCTCGTCCTCGTCGAACTCCTCCTCCTCCTCTTCCTCGGTGGCGTCCTCATCCTCGGACTCGGTTTCGGTGGACTCGTCCTCGAGTTCCCCGTCCTCATCCTGACGAAGCGCCTTCGTGGCCTGGAATGCGACCTGATAGGACGTATCCAGGAGGCGGGAGATGGGTCCCAGCTTCCCTGCGAACCGCTCGTCGTCGCCGGTGTACAGCTGACGAATTGCGTCCGCGCGGGCCATGCCCACCAGTTCCTCGAGACCGGCCTCAGTCAGCTTCTCACTGGCTTCGACCATGACTCGGGCTCGACCGGTAGCGTTGGGAGGACCACCTTCGACACCCTTGGTCAGCGCGAAGACGCGCTGGTAGGGGATGTCAAAGTGCTTGGCGATTTCGCTGCGCGACTGGCCCTGCGTCCACATCTCGAGGACTTGGTCCTTGAGCGGAACCTCGGGCTGAGCGTCGACAGCGGCCTCCGTCTGAGGGCCCGTGAGGGCTTCCTTCTTCCGGTTCGGCACGTTGGCCTCCTTGCCTTTCGGCAGTGCGGTGCCTAGGCAGTTGCCTAGACTCTGATTATAGAGCGGGACTCGGGTGAATCCCACTCGGAATTCTCGGACAGCTCAAGGCCTTCGACCTGCACAAGGCAGCTCGAGGCTTCGTTGGACTGGCCTGCTATTCCCCGTTGTTAAGGTGCGGGTCAACCTACTGCGGTTTGTGTGGTTGCCTATACCCGTATTATGAGCTACGCCCACAGGTAAAGCCACGGTCAGATGTCCCAGAACTTCACGACGATTGTCCCGTGCTTTCGCTTGAGTCCTGTGTTATAATCGCAGGTTAGCGTAGCAGGGTACTTGAGGAAACTCACGACATTATAACACAGCCGTAACAGGAAGGCAAGGGCCAAACCGTCCCGAAGTTTTGGGACCTTTGCCCGGGTGCACGCACGCGCTACCTGCCTGAATATGAGGTCATCAAGCAACGCCACCCAGGCGAAGCGAACAACCAGCCAAGGAGGCTCAAGTGAATACCAGGACAGCGAACGGCCAGTTCCGCCGGCTGTCGCAGACGGAGAAGATTCTCCGCGACGCGAACAAGGGTCTGTCGGTTCTGCAGGTCGCGCGGAAGCGCAAGGTCCGCTACCAGACAGTGTGGCGCGCCTTCCACCGGTTCGGCCTCGCGACCAACAGCTAGCCGCCCAAACTGAAGGGCCCCCTTTGCGGGGGCCTTTCATTTTGCCTTCTTCGAGGTGCGCCCAAGCTTAACCAAGGCTCGCGCTACCTCTTGACGTGCCCTACGTCCGCGCTTCCCGGGCTTTGTGATGTCGCCCTGCGCTCTTCGTGCTGCACGGGTTCCTGGGATAGGCTTCGAAGCGTAGTGCAGGACTTCGCCGCCGGGCATCTGAACGGGTGTCGATGCCTTCCGGTCTTGGTCAGCGCTACACCGACCGCAGAGCTGTCCAGGCGCCCTCCTGTCCGCCAGTTCGGCGTTGCACCAGATGCACTTCCCGTGTTCGGCCTTAGGACTAGCGTCGTCATCCAAGCCAAGTGCCTTGCGAATATCAACGCTTGGGTCCTGGCGCTTGTGAACTGGAATCTCCATCCCGCTCCTCGGCTATGACTATCTGGTTCTGGAGAACGTCGTAGGGTGTCTTTCCACACCCCGTACACTCAATGCGTACAAAAAGACCCTTGTTTAGGTGCGTAGCTTCAGAACGGTTGCATTATGACGCTTGACTGGTGTCATCCCGGTGCTCTGTTCGATGTCGTATGCATGGCCCCAGATGTAGCGTCCCAGGAGAATGGAGTTGCTCAGGGTCTTGATAGCGTTGTATCGCTGCTCCGGGTCGGATGTTGCCCATTCTACAACGTCACTCGGGGTTGCTACTGGCGAAGTATGTTCTTCGGCGAAGGCATTAAGTGCCTCAATTACCGGGTCATACTCAGCTACTGTTTGCGCGGTCATTTGTGGCAATTCTGCGACGACGCCCTGAATCTCGTTACCATATCCGATGGCTTCGCCCATCAGTAGAAGTGCCTGTTCGAGGTGAACAAGGCGAAAACCAGACCTGTACTCCGGGTTCCAGCGCTCTTCAACGAGTGTCAGGAACTGTTGCAACGCTACCAGATGTCCAGCTACCCATTGTGTTCTATCCCTAATGCGACGTACGTACCAATTTGAGTCCCTCTCCCCCGATGGAATGGCACGCATGGAGTAGATGAGAGACCGTTGGAGCACATCAGGAGCTGTAAAGGGATTCTTTACTGCTGTTACAGCAAACGCTGCCTGAATCGGAATACGCGTTACCGTCGATGTTGTGTATAATTGTCGTAGCTCAATACTCGGCGCTGGGTCTGTTACTAGCCGCGCTAATTCGTCGTTAAACCGGTGCCAGTAATCTGACCTAACGTTACCCAGGTTGTCTGCAACCCACAATCCGGGCGCTGCAGATACGGCAGATACCCAGCCTCGGAAGTCATCGGGCATACCCTCTAGTTCGGGCTTACCAGTCAGAATTCCGAGGCGAAGGTTGTACAGGAACGTTTTACCACTGTTCGGTTCGGCTACTGCTACTTCCAAGGGAAGTTGGAGACCACGCCATCTGTTGAGCCAGGGTGAAAGATGGAAGACACAGGTTAGGAGTATCCTAGTCTGTTCGATGGTGAGGGATGGAAGTGCTTGCAAATTGAGGGTTGCTAATGCATCATACCAGAGTGAGCCAAGGACATGTGGAACCTTCTCGATAGCTGCCACGAGAGCATCTTCATTGAGCGGAACTACTTGGTCGGGAAGGAATAGAACGTTATCAGTTCCGTTATCCAGTAGTGCAATTTCGTCGGCGGTAATCTTTGCGAGGCGACCATCACCGATTTGCCAATATGCAGCTTCTTCGCTGGCATAGGTTACTCGACGTGGTTCCACCTTATCAATAGTCGGCTGTGTTGCAAACAGGTCAGCAAACCGACTGTTGACTTGGGTATCAGCAGTCTCCAAACCCAGCTTCTGAATGAGCACGGCTCCGAAGGATGTCGACCTTAACTGGCCTGTTTGCTCCAGACGAAACGGGTGAAGTACCTTCGTTCGGGCTTCGAAGAAGTAGTAGTTGTCCTGATTGTCTCGGTAGCGCCTACCCCAGTTGTCGACGACGCTTAGGAGTACTTCGGCGATGCGTCGTATCTGGACCCGGGTTATCTTGGCTTTGTTCAACTCATCCTGTAGCCAAGGCTTCGGATGTGGGGGAAGAGGAAAGTCAGTTAGTGCGTAGTGGAACTCGCTCCTGTTTTCTGCACTCGCACCCAGGTAGTCATCTAACCCTGTTTTCGTGCCTTCATTGAGAGCTGGCATAATGAACTGACCTACGGAAGCACCCTGCTCTGCAAGCCACCAGCCAAGCTCAAACGCCGCTGTCTGGACACCGGGGTTGGATGTAGAGTCGGAATCAAAGGCGATGGTGACTTCTCTTCCGGCCCACTGAATTTCGCGGAACTCAGGGACGACAATGAGCGACCATACCCCCTTGGCGAAGTCGACGAATGCAGTCTTGGGGTTCTCTGGGTCGGGTGTTACGTTGTCGCTCGAGACAGCGAGGCGATGCGTTCGCCAGGATGCTACACCACCTATCCCAACGGTTGGGAATCCCCACTGACACGCAGCGAGTGCCTTCTTTTCCCCTTCCGTAATGACCAGCGGGATATCTGTGTCCTTGGTCCAGTTCTTTGGAAGCAAGGGGCCAGGTGGGCAGTAAGCGTGGTTCGGTGTTCGAGGCTTCTGTAGGTACTTGGGCAAGGAAGTAGGGGCAAGAACCTTAATGCGGTAATGCCCATTGCGCTTCCCGTTTGTGTAGAAGTACGGCAGGAAGTAACCTACCTGCACCTTCTGCAGACGCAGTTTTTCGCTGAGAAGGGGGTTCGACTCTGGGTCCCCGATTTCGGCCTTGAGAATGGTGTCTTCAGTAAGGCCCGATTTAACCAGGTCGTCTAGAGTCGCCCTTGATAGGCGGGCCACCCCTTAGTTGTCAAGTGAAGGGATGGCGCCGTAATTACGGATGAACTCGTCGATGTCCTCCGGCTTCATTTCCATGAAATTGGGCCAGTTGTTAACGTCGGGTGCCAGGGTGTACTGGACGACAGATGAAACACGCCCACCTTCGCGGCGAAGGACCTCAGCAGCTTCGACTACGAACCCGCGCCTAATGAGGTCTTCGAGAGCGTCAGTCCAGTTCGGGTAAGCAGGTCGAACACGGACACTGAGCGCTGCACGCTGGACCTTTCCCTCCCGTTGTAGGGTGCGGAGGATAAGGCGGTGCGGGCCCGAGAACCCGTTATTCTCAGGAACAGTGTTGCTTTGGTCAGACATGTACCTACGGATTTCCTCCTGCGTGAATTGAACTCAATTATAGATGAGGACAGAGGTAGAAATCAAGCGCGGAATCGGTAGTCACCTTCGTCTTCGTCGTCGACATCTTCGTTGCCGGCCGGGGGATTCGCAGCTTCAGCAGCTTTGCCGGCTTCAATCTCGTCACGGAGCATCTGGTTAAACTCCTCTTCCGTCATTCCCCTCTGGTCTTCGTCTTCCTCTTCCTCTCCCTCTCCCTCCTTCGGGGCTTTGGCCTTGGCGTGTGTAGCCTGATATTCAGCGTACTTCCCTTTCTCCCGTTGGTAACGCTCGCGCGCATATTCAGCCATGCAGGGTTTGCAGTATGCTGCACTCGGGCCAGAGAAGTCTGCATAGCGGTGCTTTGTCTCCTTACACCGAGGACAAACTCTGGTTACGTCGTCAGGTGCTAGTGGCAGTCGGCCCACCCTTACTATACTACCTTCCCGCCGTGCATTTGGGGGCGTCTCAGATTGTATGTGTGCTTAAGTGTGATGATGTGCTCCAGGTCGAAGCCTAGGAAGGCTGCGAGGTCCATGCATCGGATGACGACGTCAGCTAGTTCGGATGGGAAGCCTTCAGGCTTGTCTTCTGCGGCGCCCCCGAACCTGAGCTGCATGTCGTTCTGACGGTAGCACTCCATTGCCTCGGCGACTTCTGTAACAATGAGCATGAGCTTGGTCGGGGTGTCTTGGGATGCCGTCCAGAAACCCTTCTCGACGGCGTTCTGGTGAATATCCTCCTGGGACGGAGCATTGGTGAGTCGGAGGAAGTCTGGTGCCTTGACTCGGACCCAATGTCCGGTCTTGGCCGTATAGCGGTAATCCGTCCCGTCAAGGTTGAAGCCCTGTCCGTCGGACGGAGCCCTGGGGAACTGTGCTCCGAAGAACTCCGGAAACGAGCCTGAGTCTTTGTGTACGTTGCCTGAAGACGGGGGACTTATTTCGGAGACTAAATTTGTGTCGGTAGGGTGGTGTTCATGGGGGTCTTCACTGGGGGGTTCCTGGGGGGTTTCCATAATACTCCTTCTGGTGGGGGGCGGAGAT